GGCTCCACGATACCCTGTCGCAGATGAGGCTCCATAATCCCCTGTCGCAGATGAGGCTCCACGATCCCCTGTCGCAGATGAGGCTCCACGATACCCTGTCGCAGATGCAAAGCCGTGTCTTTCGTCTGATTTTCCCTCTTTATTTACCTTGCTCATGGTAAACTCAATAGCCGCTTTCACCAATCCAGCAATAGAAATTCTTGCGCCAATCTTAATGTCAGTAGCACATACCTTAGTATCATTTCCATCCTTATTCATTTCTCCAGATAACTCTACCTCATGAAATACGTTGTGTGCTGGATCATAATATGCAAAACAATCCAAAGGATACTCACACGCATGAAATCCATCATTACAGCAATCCGCTTTTTCTGCATGAAACTCTTTTCCCTCCTCATACTGGAAATCTCTGCACTTTAAGTCTTTTTCAAAGCCTTTGAAACATTTCATTCTTTCTTTTCCTCCTTTGATTCCTCTAAACCAAGCCCAAGCATTTTGAATGCCATGTCCTTTGTGAAATCATAATCTTTCACGCTATTCGCCCAAGCTTCAAATGCCTTTAATCTTCCAACCAGAAGTGCATATTCTTCATTGGCGTTCTCTGGAATATAATCCGTACTCTTGTTTTCTCCCATGATTAGTCCTCCTTATCTTTTGCTCCAAATGCTTTAAGCATTTCTTCCAGAAGCGAAATAAACGGAATAATTGCATCTATCTGTTTGAACTTTTCCTTGATTTCTTTATCAAGTTCTTCCTCGTTCATAAGACCATGCTCGAACGAATGTCTAAGCTGCTCTTTTACGTCTTTCTCTTCTCCACCATCTTTTACAAACATCTCTTTAATTTCATGGGTAATAACTGCATACTCTGAAAGAATATCAATACCTTTACCAGAAATGTTAACTAATCCGTTTTCAAATTTAATCATTGTTTTTCCTCCCTATTTTCTTTTATTCTCTCCCCTGTGGTATAATTTTTGCTGTCAAGTGTGTTCTGCGTTGTCCTAGCGATGTAGAGTACATCTTCCTGTTTTAACTGAATTTCAGTCTGAGAATTTCCAGTATTCCATCGAATTTCTGTAACTCCTTCGCCGTAAAAAGCTATTTTATCGTACGCTTCGTATGGTAGATGCAATATGCGACCGTTTTTAAAACGGATTATTGTTTCGTTATCTGGTTTCAACTTGCATCCTCCTGTTCAGAACACTCTTCTTCTGCTTCTTTCTCACTTGTCATTCCTTCGACTTTTCCGGGAATATATCCCTTGTCAAAATCCGACATCTTAGGAATTGCTTCTTTCAGCTTTTCTACGATTCGCTTTTCTTTCTCTGACATTTTCTATTTCTCCTCCTTTCTTTTATGCGCAATATTTAATTTCATATTCAGTTACAATCTTCGAGAAAATCTCTCGTAACTTTTTATCGTCATCAATAACATCCATTCTGTTGAGCGAGTTAATCTCTGTTTTCGTGCATCCATTTTCTGTCATTCGTTTTCGCTTATTTCTTAATCTCGTATTTAGATCGCATCCTGCCCGGCGTTCCAATTCTGTGTACATTTCTGTTCTAAGCATTTTAAACTCTGCTCCAGCACCTTTTTGTATGCGATTGAATTTAGAATTAATTTCTGAACGCCAGTTATCAAATACAGGCTTAACCGCTTCTTTGATGTTCTCTGTAGTTGCAACAGCTTTATCTGCGGTTTCTTTGGCAATTAAAATCTGCCTGTCTCTTTCTTTGTCGGCAAGTTCTTTCTCTACCATTTGTGAAAGTAGTCCCTGTAACATTTGAAGTTCTGGTGACAATGCCCTTTTTACAGTTTCTTTGGTTTTAAAGTACCCATTCACAAGCTGTCGCTGAACATCCCATGCTAAATCGTCTGTGAAGGACTTTACTAGCATTAGATAACCCTGTTCTGTAATAAGCGCATAATCAGAAGTTGCCTTGTCTGGAATGTCAAAAATTTTGGTACGACGAATTTCGTCGGCGCTTACTCGGAAGAAATCTTCGCTCTCAATAAAGCGCTCTCTGTTTGTTCTGAAATTTCTGCTTGCTGTTCCGTCTGGTCTGCCATGAACTGCATCAATATCTTTGAATGTAACCACTCGCTGACCGTTATACTCTTTTATTGAGATATCCGAATTTCCAATATGTACTAACTGGTTCGTGTTTATCACTCCTTTCTTAATCTGACTTTCAATTCCGTTTTGTGTTGAAAATATTTTTCCTATGTGTTAAAATTCTTTCATACCCAAATAATGGGCAATGAAAGGAGTTGTTTGCTTTGACCCAACTTTTGAATTTGCCCTGTTCCTTATTGTAGGTTGCAAGCAGAGTAACCTGCGTTACCAAAGTACGTTAAGCAATTTCGTTCACCGTATTGAACAAAATTCCTACATTCGCCAACTAATGGGCAGCTAATCCTTTTTACTCAATCGCAGAACTAAAACTGCGTAAGTGGTGAAGTGTTTCAAGAAACATTTGGTGCTGCTTATGTGACTCAACAAGTGCGTTCAGTCTGCAAAACACATAAGGTAAACAAATTTAGGCAAGAACTGATAGGACAGTACTCCTGTCAGTTTTTTGCTATTCTTCTTTAAACAGATATTCCAGATCATATTCTGGGAAAAGCTCTTTTTTAGAAAGGACTGCTTCTGGATAAGTAAAAGGTGTTTTCCCCTTTATCTTGTTCTGAATAGTCCTTTCATCAACACCAAGAACCTTTGCAAACGCTCTGATTGTAATTCCTTTATCATCAAGAGCTTTTTTTAAATGAATTAACATTAATACCTCCTGTCGCATTATTGCGACTACTGTGTAAAAAAAATATCTATTGCTTCTTCCCTACTTAAAGGAACTGCGCTTACAATTCCGTGAATTTCACCAATTGTAAACTTTTCGCCGCCATCTTTCAGCTTACGGTAAAAAGTGCTTCTATCCATACCAATTGCGCTTGCAACAGCTTCTTGTGTATTTCCATGTTCAACAATTTTACCTTTAAGCCTTGCTATATTTACAACCACAAGCGTTACCTCCTTTCTAGTAGCATTAATGCGACTTTGTGATTATATATTACCTCTTGCAGTCGCATTTGTCAATATAAAAATTCGCATTTTTGCAATTATTTTTGTTGCATTTTTGCAACATTAATGATATTATATATTTCAGAAAGGAGGTGTACAAAATGTCGAAAACTGGCGAACAAATAAAAAAGAGAAGAAAACAGCTTGGTATGAGCGCTGATGAACTTGCTGAAAAGTTGGGCGTATCAAGATCTACTATATTTAGATATGAAAAAGGAGATATTGACAAGGTACCAGCAGAATATGCAAAGCCATTGGCGGATGCGCTCTGCACTACTCCAGCATATTTGATGGGATGGGAAGATAATTTAGAAATCGAAACAGATTTTATCCCAAAACTTATGACTGACACAATATCTGTAGAACATGTTAAGCTGTTGCTTGAACTGAGTGACACTGATAAAAAGAGTGTTTTCGACATGATTGAATTTCTTTACAAAAAGAGCAGGGATTAATCTCCCTGCTTTTTTTAATAGCCCCATTGTTTTTTAAATGAAATAATCATGTTATACAAAAACTTCATAAACTTTTCGCTATGTATATTTTCAAGCATCTCAATAATTTCTTTCTTGTAATCCATGTAAATCCCTCCCAATATTCCAAACATACGTTCTTATCCATTAAATTATATCATGTTTCCATAACTATATACTGGGACGAAATCATCTCCACTTAAATCCTTCCTAGCAAGTTGCTTTTCCTCTATATTTTTACAGATTACGAGATTTTTTGTATAAATATTGTGATTTTCGTTTTTCCAAATCGTAATAATAATAGATAGAAATAAAGGGGCTGGGCTTCTGGAATCGAGGGATTTTTTGTGCTCATTTGGATTGCTTTTGATTTCCGTCACCATTTTTGCGATAGTTTTAACCCTCCCAAAGATAATACTACGCTCTGGGCTGAAATACACATGAATCCCAATAAACACATGCACAAACATCAATATTAAGATAATCGCTATCTTCTTACATCTTTCCATCATACAGCCTCTTTACACTATCTTTCTTATGTGGTACGATAATATTGTATCAAAAAATATACAATCATACAGAAAATGGCGAAATCAGCACATGCAGCGACGAATTTCGCACAAAAAGGGATGATTTTTTTGAGGATTGCAATATGTGATGACAACGAATTACAAATTGAGATTTTTAAAACCAGAATGGACGGTTTTCTTCGTAGAAATGGGGACAGTGGATGTACGATCACGGCATATACCACCGGGAAACCTCTTATTGATGATGTAAATGACGGCGTATGGTACGACATAATTGTGCTGGATATTATATTGAAAGATGAAAATGGGATTGATGTTGCCCGGCATCTTAGAAAGAATGGATATTTAGGGAATATCACCTTTTGGACAGCCCACAAGGAATATGTGTTTGATGCTCTGGATATCCTTCCTGTTCACTATATCATAAAAGGCTCGGAAGATGGAAGAATGTATGGTGTAGTCAACAGGGAACTGGAAAATATCCATGATAAAACGCTGACTGTAAAGAACAAGGATTATTTCCACAGGGTTGATTTCTGCCATATTGAATATATTGAAAGTCGCAATAAATACATCACTATCCATTGTACCTGTGGTATCACTCATATGCAGAGAGGGAAACTTTCGGACGTTGAAAAGCAACTGGACAGACGGTTTTTACGCTGCCACCAAAGCTACATTGTCAACATGGATGAAGTCTGGGAACTTCGTGCTGATTTCAGAATGGTATCTGGAGATGTGGTTCCGATTAGGAGAAAAGACCTTTCGGCGATCAGAAAACTTTATGAAGGCTATATTGCATTTAAGTAGCTCCCGGGAAAACCCCGGGAGTGTTTTTGTTATTTAAGAAGTTTGTTTACTGCATTCTGCACTTCTGTGTAATTGTAGCCAGCTGATTCCAGACGGTCTCGTCTATCCTGTCCGTTTCCCCACTCGCCGTTAATGACTTCTTTTGCAACCTGGGCTATACTTTTCTTTGCTGTCAAGGAATACACTGCTTTTCCATTCCAGTCAAAAACAGAATAACCGGCTTTGCAAGCTTTCTTTGCATTTTTGAGTGACTTGTACGCCCCGATCTGGCTCTTGGAATCCTTCCAGGTCTTGCGGACGCGGTAATACTTGTCAACCTTTACTGTCGGCTTTGTGGTTGGAACTGTCACGGTTTCACTGGAAATGAGCTTCTTGAATTTATCCCAGTCACCCTTTCCACGGATAACGGAAGGGCAATTCTTAGCGCATACATCGTAGTGCTGCACTACTCGGCTTGCTGGGATTCCGTATTTCTTCATAAGCTGCTTACAAACAGCCACGGTATTTTGGAATGCTTTTTCGTAGTTATATCCAGCATTCATGCACATTTCAATTCCAATCGAATTACGGTTGTTCACTATCCCGAACAGTTTGCCGCCGTAATTTACCCCAACGTGCCAAGCTCCACGATTGTACGGCAAGGCTTGGTATGCTGACTTATCGTCAACGAATACATGGGCTGAATAGCCATGAAAATTGCCGTTATGCTGTGCGGTGGCGTGTGCCTTGGCATCTGCTGTAGCTGCGGTATTATCCGTATTGTGGATGACAATATACAGAGGTGTCTGTCCGGCGTAGCTGTTATTATTGCTGATTAATGAGGTGTTAATATTCATGTGTGGTCTCCTTTCATTATTGAGGTTAAAAAAGCGCATAATAAAAAGCACCCCAAATGGGATGCTCTTTAGCATAAACTCTTTATACAATATATCTCTTATGATTAAATTTCACAGAATCATGGCTGATTTTAGCGTAAATCATTGTGGTATCAAGTTTTTCGTGTCCTAATATTTCTTTTACTTCGGCAACGTTCATTCCTCTATTTAAGGCATCTGTTGCCATTGTGTGTCTAAGCAAGTGCGGAAACAGGCTTCTTTCGATTCCGGAACGCTTTTGAATAGCCTTTACTCTCGCATATATTGATCCTTTGTGCATTTCATTATAAGGCTTTCGGAATATCACAAATACAGAATCCGATATTGATTTTTTTGGGCGTTCCAATTCAAAGTATTTTTTTAACATATATTCCGCTTTTGCGTTCAGATAAGATGTTCGGTGCTTACTTCCTTTTCCGAACAAATGAACCTCTTTGGAAGTGAAATCAATATCACTAATTTTTAAATTTACCATTTCGGATAAGCGGCATCCTGTACTGTAGAAAAGCTCAATCATCGCTTTATCTCTGTAATTTTCGCAAGCATCACGCACTATTTCAAGCTCCATGTTGCTAAGTGGCTCTCTTGGCTTTTCCTCAAATTTAATGGGTTTAATGCTTGCACATGGATTGTTTGGAATATATCCTTCTTTCCAACACCAATCCATAAAGGTGTTTATAACAAGCCGTTTTCCATCCAGTGTTCGATTGCTGATACCTGTTCGTTTCTGAGTTTCGTATAGATAAATCCGTATATCATTTGTTGTAACCTGTTCGAATGGTCGGTTAATGTGTTCAAAAAAATCTGTGAGATAAAAATTGTATGTTTTCATGGATTCTGGAGACATGCCCTCAATCTTTTTTGCCACCATGTAAACCCTGTAGCAATCTGGGATATTGTTTTGATATGGGACCACATGCGTTTCTCTCTGGCTGATATCGTAGTTAGACGTAAACACTTGCAATTCCTGTAATACTGTCCTAAGTGCTTCATCTGGAATCTTGCCATCAAGTTTGCTGATAAATTCATTTGCAAAGTTTTCCATAAAAAATACCCTCCTTTTGGGTTCACAAAGGGAGAGTACTGTGCTATAATAATACTGTACCCTTTGTGGTGCTTGGAGCTGAGTTTTTTGATTGGTAGTCGGGAACTCAGCTCCCTTTTTGTTGTTCCGATTTTGATATGCTGATTATAGCATATTCATTTTATGTTTGGTAGTGTTTTGTTATTTTTTTCTTGTTTCTCCAATAAACTCTATTAGTGAAAGCTCAATAAGTCTTTGTAAGGTGATCTCTGGTGAAAATACGTTTTCTTCGGAATTAAAAGGAAAATCATACAAAGCTATTATTGGATTCTTTTATGAACCATCCGACAATCCTTTTTCTTTTGGAAGTGGGTATTTTATTGCTTTTCAAGCAACATATCTACAAGAAGCCAACAGTTTTGTTATTATTGGGGCTAGCCTCACTGGAATAATTGAAAATAAATTTGTTAAGTTAAAATGATGAATATCATAAAATCACATGATCTTTATCCCAATCTTTTTCATATCGAGCAACGGAGGAATTCTTTGTCTGGATTATTAACTCAAATAATTGCTACAAGGTTATTTAAAAGTACTAATAAAAATAGGATTGGAATATATATCGCATTCAAAAATTAGTGAAAAGTATCACCGCTGCTCGATATGAAAAAAGGTGTATGGACTAAAATTGTGTAATAGTGAAGCTCGAATGTTTAAAGTAATGTTTTCCAGTCACTCCATGTACCATTTGTGGTATCCATTCTGACACCAATTTTCCCATTATATGTCGAATAAAATTGGACGCTTCTATTTAAGGAACATTTAATAGTGACAATTGTTGAATATCCTAATGGATATCCGTAGGAATTAGAATCATTTGCGCACATGGAAATGCCAATTGGATAATCTATTGGTAGAGTATCTGCCGTGTATTCTTTGATTTTTAGTATTTTGTTCGAAAACTGGCAATCACTATTTAGTGCATTTATCGCCCCAATGATCGTCTTATTATTTGTCTCCAATTTCGAGATAACAGCCGTTGACATTTTATCCACTACATAATCCCAAAACTTGCTCATTAATCCGCGCTTATTCGCTCTCGCAGTTGCATCATACAGCATTACTTCGTCATTATCCGCTAACGTATCTTTCGTTGTGTATTCAGTCCATTTTGGCATGTGGTTGCCCTCCTTTAATTATTCATATTAATTCATAAAAAGAGGATGATTTCTCACCCTCTTTATACTGATTTGCTTAACAATTGTTTGATTTCTGCAAGTTCTTCTTTAATGCTTTTTAATTCAGATTTTAATTCTTCGTTCTCGGATTTGAGTTCCTTTATCTTCTCATGATTGAATTTTATCATAGCGAACATGGATGGAATCATAATTCTGTAATTCCAATCCTCGGGCTTTCCATCTGGTAAATGGTTTACTGCAATTGGAAAACGCCTTTCCATATCCTCTGCAAGAAACATTGGCATTAATTTATCATATCGGCTATCGTTTTTATCAAGATATCCTTCTTTATACTTCGCCCAAACGACCTTTGTCCTATAGAGTTCTTCCAGTTCTTCTTCCTTGACAGTTGTTCGAATTGACTTATACCGCCAGGAAGATGATGGAACCTTAATAACCATGCCTTGACTGTTAACTCCTAAGTGTGTTCCATCTGTAATTGATCCAAGGTTTTCTATACAAAAGAAATTACTTTCATCTCCAAATTCACTAGATTTAGGACTGTTTTTAATTTTTACACCGCCATCAATAACAAATCCGTTTCCATTTGCTTTTAGATCAACGCCATTTATGGTTACCATGTTGTTTTTCGCATCAAGTACAATGGCACCGTTTGCAGAGGTTAATTTTCCATTTGTTTTATCAATCTGCCAGTTTCCAATTTCCCCAGTTAGTGACTTTACGCTTCCAGAAAATTCACCTTGGTTAAAATGAACGCCTGTATTGTCAATATATCCAACCTGTGTGCCGCTTGCATTCAGAATGGAAAGTAACCCATTTCCGTTATTTGAACCTCCAAGTTTCAATGTACCTCCATGTGCATAGGTGAATGAAAAATACAATTCTCCATTTTCCATGTATATTCCCTTTATTGCACCGTTGTTTGTAAGCATATTGAACACTTGTTCATTTGTGTAAGCATATTCAAGCTTTGGCATGTAAATATAGGTATCAAATTTTACGCTAGACCCAACTGATGATGTCAAGATTCTCAAACTGTTTAAACTATCATTTGGTAAGCTAGATAAAGTTGTTGTTACTTGCAGTCTTTGCCATTCAGTTGTAGTTTTAGCATTTAATATTGTTTTACTTCCAAGATACGCATATACTTGTGTTGCAACACTAGTTTTTATCCAAAACGAAAAAGTATAATTTCCAGTAACTTTTATTGGCTTATAATTTTTCGTTCCAAATTGTGCTCCAGTTCCGTTTATTTTGATTGCATTTTTACCGCCATCTACATCCTGAACTCCATACTCATATGTATATGCACTCTGTGTAGACCAATAATTTTTAACATTTTGTTCTGTTAGATAATAGCCTTTAATAATATTGTCCGATGTAATATCTTGGACTTGTTTTACGACTTCTTCCTGTGCTATATCAGTAACGCTTTTATCTCCTAATGTAAACTGTGAAGCTGCTATTGTTACTGCACCAGTAGTTTTGTCAATGGCAAAAGTGGTTTTTCCATTTCTATCAACAACCCTAATTCCTTTGGCTTGCACGTATTCTCCATTTACATAGAGATTTCCTTTTTCATCTAAGTAAATTCCTTGCGCTTTTCCGCCATTGGTGAGTTTGTTGAAAATATCGGATTGTGTCTGTCCAGAAACTGCGGTACTGGCAGAAGAATCTGCAATTTCCTTTACTGTTTTCCCTTGTAAGGAAAAAGTTTTTGGGGCTAATATGACATTTCCTTTGCTGTCGATTTCTAAAGTCACATTCTTGCCATCATCAATAACTTTTAACCCTCGTCCATTGATTCTCTCTCCAGCAAGTAATCCAGCCAGAATATATTTTGCATTAATGTATACTTTTCCATCTTCGATATAGATTCCCTGTTCCGCTCCACCTTTTGTGAGTTTATTGAACACTGCATCCTGTCCAAGACTGGTATCGTAATTGTCAATTGCATTTTTGATATCATCTTTGTCTGCATACTTGAAATCTATCCAATCAGATGCGTCAAAATTTCCATCAACACGATTTACAGTGGAAGTTTTGAGAGAAGCCTTTCCTTCACTGTTGGTTGTTACCCACAAGTCACCTTCGTAATATGGCGGTTTCGGCTGATCCATATAGACAGACGACTTCCCGTCTATCTTGTCTAATAATTCATCTGGAATTGATTGTGGCTTCCATACACCAGAATTGTATATCCATTGTGTGTTATCAGAAGTATTGTGCCAAAGGTCACCCTCGTGCTCTACCTTCTCAGATTCCCATACTAAAACAATTTCATTCCCGGATTCATCCAGAATCTTGTTCCCTTCAATATCACACCACGGATATTCCTCTGTTTTTGTCCATTTTACGGATGGATCGTTTGGCTGATACCAAGTCTCAATCTTTCCATCAATCTGTGTTTTTAAAGAATTGAGAGAATCTTTAAAAACACCATTGATAAATAAATCTAAAGAACTGTCATCTGTGTATTTTGAAGCTTTTTCCCAATCGGAAGAATCATAAGAACCGCTTGCTCTGGCAACCCTACATCTCATCAAGTCACCAGTTTCGCCTTGTGTCCATAAGTCCCCAATATCGTAAGGCGGCTCTGGTTGAACTACGAATACACGCCGCTTATGATCTGCTGTGTCCTGTGCTTTTTCTGCGGCGGCAAGTGCTAACGTGATATCGGTATCTTGCACCAATTGCCATTTCCAAGTTGCCCCATCTTGCATAAAACGGTAAGCATATCCTTTGGATTTCCAGTAAAATAAGTCACCTTCATGTTTCTTACGTTCAGTGTTGGTAGTCCACTCGGAAGCCGGGATATTCTGCAAGGTTGGTTCATAGTCATAAAAAAAAGTCTCAATCTGTCCGTCGATTTGAGACTGTAAATTATTGATATCAGTTGTGTATGTATTGCTTATAAAATTATTTACTTCTGTTTCTGCTTTTTCCTTTGCAATTGCATTAACATCTTTTCCTTTGATTTGTACTGAATCTGCATTGATAATAACTCTTCCTGTTGTTACATCAACCAGGAAAGTTGTATTTCCGTCTTTGTCAATTGCTTTAATAGTTCCTGTATTAATCCAGTCAGCATTAACACCTGTAGCCGTAAGGATTCTGGCAATTACATCACCATCAACCGTCATACCGCCATTCCAATGTTGTCCACCATCTGTAGACACAGCCCACGCTTCCGCAGTCATTTTCCATATAATGTCAGAATCGGATAACTGCGGCTTATTATGAAGATAATAGATGTTGCTTCCGTCCGGCTGTGTTTCTACTGTCGTGTATGTTCCAGAAGCTTCCGCAAGGCGCTGTGATAATTCTTCCAGTGCCTTTTCTCTGGCGGTACGTTCATCTCTTAAATTCTTATTATTTTCTGCCTGTATTTGTTGATTAAGGCTATATTGTTTCTGCTTATTCCTGGATGCACTCTTAGCACTGCATTCAAGTTGCTCAAATGCGCCTGGATTCAAAGTAACAGAAGTTAGGTAGCTTTTATACTGTTTTCCGTTTCTATCGGAAATCGCAATGGTGTCACCAGCTTCCCATGCAATATTTGTTAAAGCACCGGTAGAGAACGGTCTGAATTTCATTCCAACACATCTGTCTGAAATAATCTTGCAGATTGCTTCTCCTGTTCCCTCTTGAATTAGCTTATTATCACTTATTTCGATAACGTAGCCGGATTTCCCCGACTGATATGTTTTCGCTTCATTTTGAGAAGAATTTTCAACGTATTCTGTAACTTTTATACCTGTTATTTCAACATCGTACATCCATGGTGTGAATCCATTTGTATCTATGGCTGTAATACCCTTTTGCATAACAGTGATAATCTGTGCGCCGGTAGTATCTAATATGTCGTTACCTTCTACATCTTTCCATGGAGTTTCCACCAAATCATAAAAATTATCCGGGACTTCACGTTCATACCATCCAAAGCATAAGCGACCATATTCGTCACATTTCGCCCACTGGCAGCCCATATGCGCAACCCATGCAATTACCTGTCGAAAAGTAATACTGCTATCATCTGGTCGATTCTGGATTACAAAATCATCGTTATCAAATCTTGTTGATTGCAGTGTAACTCCGCAGACTTGGCAAGCGTCTTGAATAATTTGCAATCTTGTTGCCGGATAAGTCAGTTTACTTTCTGAATAATCGCGATCAAATAATCGCATGGAATCTTCGCAAGTTAGGCTGATAATTGCAGTGCTTTGATATGGAGCATCTGTTACCGTCATAGTACAGATACGGATTTTTTCAATACCAGTAGATAATTCAAGTCCAATATAGCAAACAACCCTTGCTCCATCCCAGATGTAATCTGTGTACTTGCCAGAAAAGTTGTTGATTTGCAATGTCAGCTTATTTACGATAGCTGCGCCGATATCAAAAGAACCGCTTTGTGATACTGCATCCTCAAATTTGAAGCCATTAGACCATAAGTCTTTATCTGTAATGGATAATGTGCTTCCGTCCGTAAAGGTAAAATCTGCATATTTCAGATAGTTACGGTTCCCACTATTCTGTTGTTCTTTAAATTCCGTTGATAAATTTCGCATATCTTACCTCTCGATAAAGTCAAAACTAAGTCCTTCCATGCGCTCATTTCCAACCCACCAGCACTTAAAGGGTGATTCCCTGTCCCCAACATAAAATGTTCTGGTTTCGTGCTTATTTGCGGATAACAGGTCTGGATATGTGACCTGTATGTACTCTGGGTTTACCGCCTGTACAATCTTGCAAGCAGTGTCCCAGTCTGGGCCATTCCAACCTACAGACAGCTTTCGTTTCTGTCCAACTCTGTTTTTGTGCATGGTCGTATCATCTGTTCTGCCGGATTCTGCCGCCGATATATCTTGTAACCCCCATGTGAAAGAAGAAGGACAGGGCAATGCTACCCCATCCACTTTTAAAAATGTTTCTGCCATATGCTAACCCTCAAGCAATCATTTTGGTTGCTTCACTTTGAACAAATTCTTTAATTTGCTGATATCCCCATCCACAATTAATAAGGCTGCTTACAAGCATTTCCATATTTTGTACTTTTGCTAAGTCATCACCTGTGAAAAAATCTCTAAGATTTTCTTTTGCTTTTACCCCATAATCGCTTTCAAGCTCTTTTGCTGTTTTTCCGAATAAATTGCGATAAATTAAATTTGTGTAATTTGGATAAGCAAATCTTTTATTCTGGCTTTCCGTTATTTTCATCTTAATTGTATCTGTTAGGATATGTCGAATAACAACACCCTTGTCACGCTCGATTTGCCATTGCTGACGTTCTGTATATAAGCGTTTTAACTCGCTTTCCATCTTGTTGAAGGCTTCAATATACTTAATTTTCCATTGTAAGGCTTTTTCACCAGTAAAGCCCATTACGAGCAAGGAAAAACCATCTCTATCCATTTCGTACATTGGATATTCTTTTCCACGGTTCTTATATGTTGTAAGTTGAAAAAATTTGGCGGCTGAATTATCAGCCACGAGATTTTCAATTGATTGTAGAACATTCTTATGTTCTTTCTCAAAAACCTCTGCAACTTTCAGACTTGTTGTAATAAGTTTCTCTTCGTATCTTTTTCCAACGATTTCTACCAGCATAAATTCATATCTCCTTTATGATTTATTTTTTGGCAACAAAAAAGCGCCTACCCCGAAAGGTAAACGCTTTAAAAATTGCTTATTATGATTTTATATTTTGAAACTCCCCACAGCTAAAGCAGGGGGGGTTACGACACACTGGATAAAAAGCACTGGATATTTTAATCCAATACTCTACTTTATATTTTACACATATTGACGGTATCATTCAGTATACTTCGGTATCATTTAAAATTCTTTTCTTTCTCAAAAAGAGTGTGTGCAAACGCATGAATCATTGCAATAAAAGTTATATTGTGCATTTTTTCAACCATCTCAATAAGTTCCTCTTTATAATTCATTCCACAATTCCTCCTAACGCTCTAATCAACTTCTGTTTGCGGTTATACTTCAAAATCTCGGAAATCTGCCCCATCATATCATCCATTGTCATGTTGCTCTTCATGCTGTTGCAGCGCTTACACGCCAGTTGCAGATTCTTAATATCATTGGTGCCGCCCCGAGACAACGGAGTAATGTGGTCGATTGTCATTTTCTTGAATTTAACAGGCTTACCGCATATCGCACATTTTCCGTTGCACTTGGCGTACACGCTCTTTTTCTGAAAGTCATTGAATTGGATTCTGTTTGCCATACGATCACGCTTTCTGCTCCATAAATTCAAGAGCCTTAAATTTCTGTCTTGCTTTATTGGCATAATCGCATAAAATCAACAATTTCATGGTCATAAAGTCCTTGTTATATGCAAACTGCCATTTTTTCAGTTCGTCCATTTTTTCTGTGCTATTAAATCCATACTGTTCCATGAAATCGTCCAAAAGGAACTTGATTTTATCAATAGTGTCCTCCACTTCGAACATTGTGTCTTCTCTATCCATATTTTCTGTCATTTTATTTTTCCTCCTGTGTATCCCTGTAAAAATCTAATTAAAAGAATCTCTGCTGTGCGTTTTCTGTATCAATCTCATTCTTCAAGAAAACTGGCGGTTTGTATTCTCCAATAATCTTGACAGCCTGTTCTACCTGGCTTCTCTTAATTGCCTTGTAGCTTTTGACCTGGAACTGGTAGCGCAGATTGGAATGAATGTTGCTGTAAACTTTCTGACGAATAGAACGGCTATTGTAAGCATTGGATTCTTTGCCGCCAAGCACCAGTGTTCCTTTTCTCTTTACAGCTTCCGTGATTTTCTCCGCTTCAATCGGGAGAATCGGCAAATCCATTTTCAAAGTCTCAAACTCTGTCTGAATATCGTCAATCCGCTTATTCAGTTCTACGTTTCCCTGTGCTAGAAGCTGAATCTGTTCGGGGATGGTCATTGGTACTGGGTGGCGAACTGTTTCTTTTAATTTGTCCTCTACTTTGAGAAAATATTGTCTGGCTTGTTCACCTTTGGCACTCTTTGATTGCATAGAAAGTTTCTTTGCGAAGCTGGCAGAAAGCTTGTAATCTTCTCTCTGAATAACACCACCTGTCGGCGTCTCGTCATTAATGACGAATGCCCAATAATCAACGTTTTCCTCTGCAAATTCATTTCCTGTAATGTTGCTCTTGCACCATCTTGAATAATTGCTAGAATCCAATTCTAAAAAGGCATATAACTTTCTGGCAGTAGTCATGCCCTCTTCATCAATTCCAAGTGCGATTTCGATAGGTGTCCGGTTTGCTGTGTTAATTGTGATTTCGTTCATATAAAAAAATACTCCTTTTCTCTTGAAAAGAAGTCTCACAAATGATAAGATATTGATTACCAGATGTGAGACTTCTGGTTGCTTAAACAGTCGTTTGTGCTTTGGTCGGTGCTACGGCTGTTTTTCAGTTGCGAGAATCTTTATCTACTAATTCGATTCCCTTTGTGATAACTTTTGTCTTTGTGACTTGAAGTCTTTTTGCACATTCTTCCAATAGTGCATTTTCTTCCTGTGTAAGTCTGACTTCCAATCTTACGTTTCTAGGATTGTCCGTCAACTTTTGCCCCATTTTGGGAGACATTTTATCACTCCTTTCAGATTGTGTGTACATTTTGTACATCTTTAATATATCAGTTTGTACGTACAATGTCAAGAGTATTTTTCATTTTTTTGTGAAAAAACAGCTCCATAAATTTGTGGAACAGCTATTAACCGTCTTGAAATTCACGACAGTTTTTTTACTGACGATTCGTCATTTTGATGAATCGTTATTTTTTTCAAATTTCCTATTCCCTTATCCATTTTGGAGTGGTAAAATACAGATATCATACTGATTTAGGGAGGAAAACGCATATGAAAAAATCCAAAAAGTTACTGGCAGTTTTGACCATAATGTTACTGATTGTCTGTATGGCAGTTCCAGTATCGGCGGCTGGCAAAATCAACAAGAAAAAAGCCACTTTGAAAGTCGGTCAGACATTACAATTAAAAGTAACTGGAACAAAAAGAAAAGTAAAATGGACAAGTAGCAAGAAGTCTGTTGCAACGGTATCTTCTAAAGGACGAGTAAAAGCTAAGAAAAAAGGATCCGCAACGATTACTGCAAAGGTCGGCAAAAAGAAATACACTTGTAAAGTTACCGTGAAAAAGGCTTCTAACGGCAATGGTGGTTTTGAAGGAAATCCTAGCACTAACAGTAGCGGTAAGAAGAATATTGTTACATATCATGCAGAATCTACACCGTATGGAGCGGTGGCAATTCTTGAAAATCATTATGATTATGCAGTACGTGTTAGAGTTGAGTTTGTTTATTTTTTGAATGGTTCTATGATTGGAACGGATTCTGATAGTATATACGCTTTTGCTCCACATTCAAAATGTGCGCTTCAAGGTTGGAACGCTGACAAGACCTGGGATTCTTTCAAAGTTAATTTAAAAATTGAAAAAGCTTCTTCAAGCCTTATTTTGAACAATTCCGGAATACACTATTCAGCTAATTTTGGAGCTGGAAATGTTATGGTAAAAGTAACTAATAATGGAAAAAGAAACTCTTACACAACTATTGCAGTCGTATTTTACAAAGATGGAAGAATAGTTGGATATGATTATCAATTTGCTCACGTTGAAAATCCAGGCTCAACAGCCTATCTTGAATTTAGCTTTCCTTACGACAGAAATTATGATACAATAACGCCAGATAAATTTGAAGTATATGTAAATGATTCTTACACATATGACTGGATGAACTAAAATAAAGGCTAGGGATTTCTCCCTAGCCTAAGTTTATCAGTTAATGTATTCAACATCTATACTTGGCAATGTTACTTGTTTCCCAAGAAGTGTTGTAGAATTTGATGTTCCGCTACAAGTTCCGTATACGGTTATCCAATCTCCTTCCAGGTAATGTGTTTCGCCATCCTCATATCTGTATGAACAATCCCATTTATTACCGTTTCCATCAACGATATATAACGTATATCCACCAAACATTCCTTCTAATGACTGATCTATTGTTCCAGAGACAACACAATGTTTTTTGTCGTAACTGTCTGGATTTCTCAATATATCATTATAATCTAACGTCTGGCAAAGCTCCTTGTATTCGTCCTCTGAAACTTCTTTTGAATTAGCAACTTCTTCTGTCACTACAAAATACTGTGATAAACTATCATCTGAAGCATTCTTTTTATAGCTTTTAGCTTCATCCCCTTTGGCAAATACCATACAATTCTCTAAATTTATGGAATCTCCCATAAATCCCCAAGAATCTACACTTGATACCGTTCCGAGAATAGCAACCACATCATCATCTTGAAGACCACTTTCATATTTTGTATACAATTTACTATCCGATACATTAAAATTACTCATCATGTATTTATCACCAATAGTAACTTGTACCTTATTGTCTTTAATCTCACTTATTGTTGCTACAGTATAAATTTTAGCTCCGCTCATATTGACTGCATATTTATATAAATCGCTGTCAGTGATATAAGCATATTCACCGGAATTAAATGTTTCCAATTCATCATCAAAAGTAATTGGAGCCACATTCTGTTTTTTCTCTTCTACTGTAGGAGTTGCTTTTCTTTCGTAACTACTGGATTTTTCTGTCTGCGTTTTAGTAGTATCTTCTTTTTTCTCTGTTTTAGATGAATACCAGCCAATTAGAATAAATACAAGGCAGATAAAACCAAAATAGTTTGCACATCCCCCTTTTTTCTTTTTCTTGGTAGCTGTTGGCTGTGGTGTGTACTGTGGTTCTGGCGCAGAATATGTTTTAGGTTTTTCGATATTCTCAATAGTTGTTCTGGTCTTGTTTGCTTCACCCCTGTCGCAATTATCCATTACACTCTTGTCTAGCATATACCATTCAACAACATATTGTTTTTTGAAGTACCGCTCCGCAATCTCTGTTGTAAATTCCTTTACCTGTTCATATGTGGAAGAGCCTGTTGATAAGCAAATTTTGAAAGGCTTTGCGTATTTCGGAATTGAAAAAGCAACTTTTAACTGTACTCTCCCTAAATCGTCTGTTTCTTCCTTGTCATAATTCAATACAAAATCCATAGGATTTGCTTCAAGTAACAAATTTCCTTTGTAGTAAACCTCAATATTTGCTTTTGAAGCCTTGATTCTCATGGAATCTAACATCTCAATGTCGTATTCCTTTTGCTTTTGTGGCGGTTCCTGTGTTACATTTCCCTGTGTTATCGGGAATCCACAGTTCGGGCAGCTTGCCGCTTTATCACTTATTTCCTTGCCGCATTCTGGACATTTAATCAGTGCCATAAATATCCCCCTCCTTAGTATGATACCCATATTGTACCACCTTGGGACGCATTCTGAAAGCTTTATTTCGCTTTTCTATCAATTTCCGCAGTTACAGCAATCAAAAGAGCTTCAGCAAATTTCGCACCGAAAGAATCAGCGTATTTATCATGAATTTGCATTGCTTCCATGGTGAGATTTTCCCACTGCGGAATATCATCCTTTGAGATAAAAGCGTACTTCTTGTGAAGATTCCATATATCTTGCCAGATGGAAAAGTAAGTCTGTTTGAAATTCATTACACGTACAACACTCCATGATATTTCTCGAGCCTATATTTCTGCTTCACATTTGGATATTTTTCATGATCTACCTCACTGTAAAACATATTTTTCGGTCTGGCGTATAATTGTTTACTGCCATACAGGGCTTTGTATATCACTAGGTCTTCTCCTGTTTCCGTATGCCTAGCAAAACCGACAATCTCATACAGGTATTCATTGTCACGCGGATTCTCGATAGTTTCTCGCTTAAAGTGCTGCACGATATCTCCTGGTTCAAATAATGGTCTGTTCATTTTCATTGTTACCTTTCTCCACAATTAATTAATTTCTTTGCTCAAAAATCAATTTTCTTGGCTTGTGCCTATATTTTATCGGGTGAGAGGTTTTGAAACGGATTTGTTTATTTTATCATGTCAATTAATTACCCTCATATGTCTCATAATCAATCGTTCCAAGATCACCGTACACATCCGGGTAATAAATTCCAATCCAGAAGTTATCCTCCATTGCTTTGTAGTAAGTTACTTTTACATTCCAGTTCTGTACTTCGTCAATAATTTCTTTGTTGAGAAGTCCGAACTGATCTCGGCAAGCTTCACTTTCCAGTTTATAGGTTAGTGCTTTGTATTTCTCGGCATTTGCCTGTCTGATGGCGGTAACATTGGTTTGAGTGAGTAGTAAAATCAATCCAGCTACCAGGAACCATACTGCACCGATAAAAGAAATTACCACACCAAAAGACAGTATAAATGTACTCGCATTTGAATATTCATATTTGTAGCTTAAAGATTCGCCTATTCTATTTGCAATCAGCATAACAACGCCAACCGCAAAAATGATTACTGATAGCCAAAATATCATAGTGTGTCCTCCCTGTCCCATTCTGCGTCAGATTTATCTGACATAATAATATCGTTAGATATTATTCAAAATATAATTCTTTCTCTTTTTCTTAATCTAAATCTATATCTTAATCTAATTCTATTTCTATTTCTTATTCTATACCGTTACTGTAACGTTACTGTAATGTTACAGTTTTTACACAGCAAAACATTAAGGTCGAAAATCATGCTTTTTTCTTTCCTCGCTTTCATATTCTGCAATTTTCTCGTCACAAATAGTACCACCACTTGTAAACATAGCTTCTGGTATTTGCTCCTTCCAACCATATTCTTTACTCAATTTAAGCATTGAAAACATATTACAATAGTCTTCTTTTGTAACACAGTTCGCCCAATATTTATTTGACGCATAATGATTTAAAAGCCTTAATCCCTGTTCGGTAGTTAAAACAGGATGAGGCTCATTATATGTTTGATAATATTCTCTATAATATTCTCTTAACAGTTCTGTAAAGCCATTGAGATAAGGAATCAAACTAACTCTATTTTTCGGAGAGTATCTATCTGAAAAGAAATAACCTTTGTTTTCTAAATCAAGCCCATATTTAAGATTTTCTATGCTCTTTTCTCCGTCAATATCAGCGATCCCAACAAAGCATTTATCCATCATATAGTTTTGAGCAAATTTATCTTTATCAAATCTGGGGTGTAGATATGAAACAAATATTTTTAAATACCGTTTACTTTTCTTTTCCGCTGCAAAATCTTCTTCTGTAATCAAATATGTTTCAACATAATATTTTAAAAGTTTCGGATTGAACTCTATTCCTCGTGATGTTAAAACTTTTTTTATATAATTAAAATAATACTTTGACTTATTATCCCCCTTTGAGTGATTAATACACACTCCTGGTATTTTTGAAAATGCCATTACAATTTCATCGTACGAAAATTCTTTACAATATGATTTTACAGATTTTTCCATTGCTTCCATAATTTTATCTGCTGAAAATCTTTTTAACCATATTCCTATTTCCTTACGTCCGTTATCGTTTACATCACACCCTGTCAATTGTTCAAAATATTCCGTTAGCATGTTTACTGCCATATTATCATAATCAAGTAGCTCTTTCTTCCATTCAGCAATCATTTCCAACTGTTCTTTTTTCTCTGCAAGATCTTTTAATGCTTCCTGTTGAAACGATATTGCTTTGGAATCTAAAATTCTAGTTTTGCCCTTCCCTCTATTGCAGTCGCGGCACGAAGTAATTAAATTTGTAATCTCATTATCCCCGCCCTCTGCTACTGGCTCAATATGGTCTACTTCCAAAATTACGTCTGGTGACATTCTTCCACAGTATTGACATGTGAATTTGTCTCTTTTGAATACTTCAAATCTGATTTTCTTGCTAAGTGGTTTTCTTGCCATAGATTGATACCTGCCTTTCGTATAAAAGAGTGCCTTGAACTGTATGTAAATCAACAGGCAGGCGGCAAGGCATTTCCGCTTTTCGATGATCGGTCTAGCCTGTTGGTTTTACCGAAATTATTTATTTTTGCTCTTATTCATCATGTCGCGCATGGTGCCAAGAATGAACTCGTATGTTGCCTGGTAATCATTGTGTCTCCCATTTGCCATTGCAGCTTTTAATTCTTCAAGCATTTCCACAAAAGAAGCGATGTCTTGAGATTCTACCTCGCAATCAATCAAAAGATAATTTGTGTTATTGATATCAGCAATTCTATTTATATACTCTTTGATTCCTCTTTTTTTCATTAATCCTGGCGCAACCCTATTTTTATGGTCAACATATACGAAATGCTGATATTTTGAAAATGGGCTTTTTATAGCACAAATATAATTTTCCATCTTTTTTCCCTCCAGATCATTCAAACAAACTAAATACGTCTTTGCAAAATTCCTCATAATCGGTATTCCCGACCAGTGGCATTTTATTTCTCAATTTTTCCATGGATCTAAAAAACTTGTCATGGTCTTTATTCCAGATTTTACAGGAAATAAGAAGATATTTCTTTTCTTTATGTCCAAGTTCCTTTCCGAAATTCACTCTGATTTTCTCGTTCTTAAAAAGTTGGTCTGCCAGGTACTCTTCTGTATCTGCAAAAATGTATTCACTACGGAATAAATGCTTTTGGACTAAGACATAATTTTTATGTGACATTGTAGTTTCCTCCCCAAAAATAAAAAAGAGCCGCCAAGTAAGACAAAAAATTCCTCAAAATTGAGAAATATTAATTTCTTCTTAGCGGCTCAAAAATCAAGACCGTGTGTACTTCTTCATTGATAAAATTATACCACACAATCAGTCAAAAATCAATATGCCGGGGACGGATTGAAACGACTATTCGTTTCATTTTGGGCTTTGGTCACAGCCTTTGCAATCTCGCTTCCGTCCAGAATAATGCTGTTCATAATGTATTGCGGATTGTTATTTCCGCTGTTCATGCTCATTGCCATTGCAACGCCCTGTGCTACTGCTTTTGCCATTTCTTCTTTTGTAAGTCCCATACTTCCGTCCGAACTGGAAACAATGCTATCTGCGATCTTCTTCATGGTTCGTGGATTTTCCAGTGGAAGAACAGCTTCGGAACCGTTTTCTCCGATACCAATTACCTGTGCGCCGTTGAAAAGACCACCTTTGGCATACCAATTAGGCTTGTAAACTGGTGTAGAACTGGTTCTTCCACCGCCAAGATCATGTTTTCTCCACTCTGAAATATAATAAGTCAGAGTTGGTAAATGTACTTGTTTCATGCCATCAGCGAATGATTGAGCAGTTTCCCGACCAATTGATGTAAGATTAACATTAAATAGCCTTTTAATTTTATCCGAAATTCCAGACAAATTGGTTTCTGTATAAGTTTTCATTTTTTCGGTCTCTTTATCGACCTTGCCAGAAGCCTTTTCCCAAATCTGGTTTGTATTGATCAGAACGGAAGACCAATAGCTTTGAATGGTGGTCATAACCTTACCCATTATATCTTTGGTATCGGTATCCATGGTTCCGAGGGCTGTCGATACAGCACTTGCAGAATTTCCCCAATTGGTTTTAGAGTTGGTTTCAACATCATCATTCGTGTTCTTTATCTTCGACCAAATGGAAGGCATTGTGCTTTCTGTGCTTTTTTTCATTCCAGCCATTGCCGTGCTTACTGCAGTATTGGCGAGACCAAAGCCAGTTTTTGTCTTAGATGATACGGATTCGGATGCTGTTGCAACTGATTTGCTCATTGTTGATGAAGCTTTCGGAACATCTTCTGAAAAAGCTTTTATAACTTTTCTTGTGTCAATTCCCATCTCTGCCATTTTATCCATCAATGCTTGGAATGCAGCTCTAGCTGTTGCACCAGATGATTCTTGTTGTTGAAGGACAGTACTTAATTCATCAAACTGCGTTGGAGTGATTACTGCTTGATCTGAAAGTCTTTCCAGTGCAGATTTTGCATTGTCAAATTCTGTCCCCATCGTACCGATATATTCATTAATATTACTTACATGAGAATTTGTAGAAGTATCGGATTCTTCCATTGCCTGTTTTAATGCTTGCTTAAATGTATCAGAAGAAATTCCAAGATTTTCAAGTGATGTTTCTACGGTTTGGAGCTGTTCATCAAAATCAAATGCATTGTCTTTCACATTTTTTAAATCACCGCCAAGTCCGATAAGTTTATCGCCAGATATTCCAGTTTGGTCTTCGATGATTTTCAATGCTTTTCTAACAACTTCAAAATCGTTGAATGCGTCAGCTGTGGAATCTTTAAAGTCCATAGCTTTTTTTACCTGTCCAAGACCTTCCACGACAAATGCAGTCGCACCCAAATTAGTTGCGTATCCCCAAAATCCTTGGAATTGTCCACCAGCTGTTTGTGCGACATCACCGAGATTTTTTATCTTTTCTGCAAGTGTAGTAAACCCGCCATTTCCTGCTGCTTCTGCTTCATCTCCTAAATCTTTTATTGCTTCTTTTGCTCCACTTGTGCCATTTCCAAGGACATCTGCTAATTTTTCAGCAATCATTTTAGCATTTTCTTTGGCAATAATTTTTTCACTAATGTGATCAATAAGGTTCCATGCAAGTTCTCCAATCCCGCTTACTTTAAGAACATTTACAGCAAGAAAGGCTTTTCCAAGAATATCAACGAGACTTCCTACAAGCGGATGGTCTTCTTTTAATCCGTCCACTAATCCGTTAAAGGCACTTGATAAACCACCAAGAATCAACTCAGCCGCAGTACTAAGTATTTCACCCCATGGTAATTCGCCAAGGAATGTTCCAACACCTTGTCCAAATTCATAGAAAGTGTCTTTTGTAAGCGTATTTTTCAACGCCGTACACAGGTGAGATATGAAATCTCCAAGAGCCTGTCCATTTTCTTTCCAGTTTGTTTCTTTGATGAATTTAGCGATTCCATCTCTTATCTTGGTTGCGAGATCATCCCAATTAAATGTTTCGGTAAATGATTTTAAGCTTTCGAACGCTCCGTTTAATAAACCAGAAAGCGCATCTGCAATTGTGTTCATGTTTATCTTTTTTATTGCACCATTTAAGGCTTTTCCAATAGCAGTGCCAAGCTTACCCCATCCAGTAATTCCAGCACCATCCTTTTTAGACATATCCTTTACAAATCCAGAAAGCATTTTCCAAGATGCCATAAAACTGTTTCCTATTAAGTTTCCAAGGCCTGTCCAGTCAATTTCATTTATAGCACCTTTTAAAAGTTGAGACAGTTTTGCCCCTATTCCGGAAAAATCTATTCCTCCCTCTCCGAGCAACAGGTTTAGGGTATTTACTGCCGTGTTAATTCCAGCTCCAAGCAATCTTCCCATTAAGTCAAAATCTATACCGCTAACCATGGAATTGAATGCCGTGGTAAATGCATTTACAAATTCGGTTATTTTCGGGCCAACATTATTCCAATTAATAACTTCGTATATTTTTTGCATTCCAACATTTATCATATCTGCAATAGTAAAGCCTAGTCCCTGCCAGTCTTTATTGATAAATGCTTTTCTGATTTTAGCAGCCCATTTATTAATTGGTGTTTCGTCAACAGTCAAAACTTCATCCAGTGAATCTTGTATTCCAGCAAAACTATCTGCTAAATCTCCAAGTCCAGAACCAAGACTTTTAGATGCAGTTCCAGAATTATCGGAATTATCGGTAAGCTGATTTAATTGGTCGAATGGCAATACGGAAAGTGCCTTTTTCAGTTTCTTAGCAGATGATGTAGCGTCATCAAGCCCAGAAGATGCGTCATCACCAGCTGTTTCTATACCACCTAAATTAGATACGATATCACTAACTCCACTCTGCGAGCCTTTTAGTTTCTTTCCCATCAATACATACATGAAGTTACGGAACACATTCGCAGCTTGCATAAGTTTTGACATAAGTGCATTAAGAGCTTGAATAGCAGGAAGAATACCAGCAATCAAACCTTGCCCGATCACTGCGGAAAGTGACTGGAAATTCAGAGTTAGTAAACGAACCTGGTTCGCCCAGGTTCCAGATGTCCTTACGAAATCTCCTTGCACATCTCCTGTGACGGACATTAAATAGTTGTATCGAAGAGCAACTTTTTCAGCTTGAGACATTGCATTATAAGATGTTGTAATTCCCCTTGAAAGAGCATAAGCCTCCATATTTGCAACGGATAAATTAATACCCAATTGTCTTAAAGGCTCAATTTCCCCGGAAATTCCAGAGCGTATTTTCTGAAAAGCAGTATCTGTATCAATGTTGTAAAATGATGCAATATCCCCGGCTAATCCAGCAAGAGAAATTGACATTTTAGAAGCTGCATCTTGCGCAACACCAGATGATTTCATCATTGCCATCATGGTTCCAGAATATTGTTTTGCTGCCAATTCGGATAATCCAAATTGTTCTTTGGCCGTAGAAGCAAATTTGTAGGCTTCATCTGCCATGCTTCCAAAGGAAACATCTACAACATTTTCGATTTCTGTAATATCAGAGCCAAAACCAATTGCACTTTTCCCTAAATTTGCCAGACCACGAATAGCCTTAAAACCGATAGCAGTTTTGAGCAAATTTCCGAGATTAAAAGAAGCAGTTTTAACTCCAGAGCTACTATTCCCGAGATGCTGAAACCATCCAATAATACTTTTTATCCCAGTTCCAATTTTAGAGGAAGTTTTACTAACAATATTACCAAGGTTAGATGTTGCAGATGACAATTTAGAAAACGCACTGGATATAGAATTTGTAGCGGAATTCACTTTACCGCCAGAATTAGCCAACTTTGCCAGTGCTTCCGTCATGCGGATGGTGTTCTCACTGATTTTAGGTGCAGTTTTCATTACATCGAAGAAAGACAATACTTCCTTTGCTAGTGTTCCAAGCTGGCTTGACGTTTGTCCGATTCTATTTCCAGAACTTGCCAATTGTGCAATAGACTGAACTAACCTATTTACAGGTTCAGATATATCGCCAACGCTCGTAAAGCTCTCTACGATTGATTTAAGATTTCTTCCAAGCCCAGGTAATTCAGCGGATACATTTGCAATATATTCACCGGAATTGGCTAATCTAGCCATTGAATTGACAAAACGATTAACACTGGTAGATACATCTGGAATCTCTGTCAAATTGCTTAATTGATGGATTATTTCTCCAAGTTTCCCAGAATCAAATCCACTAGCATCAACCTGGCTAAGTCTGTTGATTGAGTTGATAACTGCATTCAGTCCAGAACCTTTATAATCTACTTCGCCCATTGTCTTTATGGAATTTGAGAATTTTCCAATTCCATCAGCAATGCTTGTCATTTTCCCTATATCAAGTTCTTTTAGCTTTCCAAGTTCCCTTACACAACTACGTAATCCGTTTGTATTAACTCCGCTTAATGCGGAATTAACTTCTGTGAGTTTGTTTGAAAGATTAGTCAGCGCACGTACTGCTTTTTCTGTACTACTGCTAATTTGTATATCAAGGGTATCAATGGTATTGTCAGCCATTTTATTTGTCCCTCCTTTTTTGCAAAAAAATAAAGGGCAGACAAGACTTATTCATCCTGCCTACCCTTTTCATGGTTAAGCTCAAAGCTCGCCTGCATGAGTTGCAAGCTTGCCAAAAGTGCGTTTCTCTGTTTTTTCTTTTCTTCTTCGGAAAGTATGCCTTCCTGTTTTCGCTTTTCTTCCTCTGCTGATTCCAGTAAAGGCTTCTTCAAATACTCTGCTTTGGATTTTTTTCCCATTAAAGCATTTGCAACAGCTGTGAATGTGGCTGATGTTTCATAAATGCCCGCTTGCCAGAGTTCGGCATCTTTCCTCTTTTGGCGTATCTTTTCAGCTTCGAGATAAGGCTTTAACTCTGTTGGGGTGGAATCCATAAATTCTTCTTTAGATACACCAATAGAGAGGTATAAAGGAAGAATCTCTTGGTAAACAGCTTCTCGAAAAGTTAATTTTTCTTTTTGTGATCCTGCGGAAGCTTCGTTGCATTCTTCTCCACTGCCTGTGCTTCTGCTACTGCATTCAGCAGACCGGATAAAAAACCATTTTTCTCCAATTCTTTGTCGAGAAGTTGGTATAAATCAAATCCGCTTTTTGGATTTTCCTCAGTTCCTTCATCTTCGTAATCGTCCAAAAGGTCACAGACTTTATCAAGAGCAGCTTCTTTTTCAGAATCACTTTCATACCCAAACTCTTCCTTGTGCTTCTTTTGAAGTCCGGCAAGAAGCAGTTCCGGGAGAAGAGAAATCATCTTCTGAAGGCTTCTCTCTTTTCCATCTGTAATCCCCTGTACCTTGTCCAGCACATCTGTTTTTGTAAGAAGTCCATATCCAAATACAACCTTATATTCTTTTCCATGTACATTAAAAGTTACCATTTTATAATCCTCCCATTATTTTTTATAATTCTGATGTAGTTACAACCTTTGTATCGAGTCCTTTGTAATCATTTATAATTAATGATATCGGGATGGTCGCAGCTTCATTTTGACCGATTTCTGGAAGAGGAATTGCTCGTCCTGTTTCGGCCACAATAAAAAATGCTTTTTCAAGATCTGGGAACGCAACTTCGAACCAGGTTGAAAGGCCTTTAGCTTTTGCGTCTTTAGAGTCTTTAAAAAGTTTTTCGATTGCAGTTATAACGTCAGCATTCATGTTAAAAGTAACTTCCCATGCGCCTCCAGTATCCTGCCTTCCTGCCGCATATTGTGTGAAGTAATCTTCCAATGCGGAAACATCAATCTGTTCAGTATCAAGACTTATTCCACCGATTGCGCTACATCTTTTTATTTGAGTAAATGCAGTTGGCTTTGTTCCACTCACTGTTTCTACAGCATAATGGAAAGTTACGCCAAGAGTTGTTAAATCTGTCATTTTAATAGGCTCCTTTCTTTAATTCAAGTTTTATGCACGTAACCCTGTGCCGGGAGATAGCGGATCACCGCCTTTCTACTCTTCTTTTCCTGATTGCTTGATAAGTTGATTTACATAATTACTTAATCCAGCAACGATAACGCCTTGTGTAATTGCGGTAAACAGTGCCATTGCAGCTTCCTGTGAACCGGAAACTGTAGATGTTGCAAAAACATAAAGACCGCAAATTAATACACCGAGAATTCCTAAAATCATTGGAATAAATTTGTCGGAAATATTCTCTGACTTTTTAATCATTTCTCCGATAAAATAAAGAAATACAACGACAATAAGTAATTCTGGCTTTACATAACTTAAAATCTGATCCATAATCTCACCTCGCTTTCGTTTTAAGCATAAAAAAAGAACGTCTATGCGTTCATTTGGTTTAAAGTAATTTTCCTGTATATATTCGGCTGTATCGACTCACAAGCTTTTTGATTCCACTGTCACCAAAAAACATAGGTTCCGGTCCGTATTTACGGCGAAATCCCATGCTTACCATAGCTTTGTGACTTATCTTGTCCAGTTCATACACTCTGGTTAATGCTTTGCTCCCAGATGTGAAGCAATTTACTTGAAATGATGGCATTGTTGCACATTCATCCCCTTCAAGGTCACCTCTCGTAATTGGATTTCCAAGCATATAAAGCTGTGCATATGCCTTTTTGCCAGAAGCATTTGTTTCGCTTCTGTCCATGGAATAATTATCTTTTCCAGTAATCTCAGAAACAGCCGCTCCCCATTTTGAAAAAACTTCCAGTACAGGGGATTCTATTGTGTCCGGCATATCTGTCACCTCACAATAAAAAATGCGCCCACCTTCATAGTGAACGCATTGCATATCTTGCTACAATTTAACACTGTAATGATAACATAATTGGTTGGTATCATTCAGTATATTATAGTATCTTCTTTAGGAAGAGAACACCTCTTTAGCAATTTTACGAACGGCAATAATAATGGCTTGTTCTGCGTGATACATAGGCATGTACGCTCTATTTCCATATGAATGGTGTGGTCGCCCACTTTCATCTGTGTACCACCATCCGTTTGGATTGTCCCAGTCTGATTTTTCTTTTTTGGAAGGATATGTTCCCATTCCGTAAGAATTTCCACTAGATAAAGGATAATCATTTGTACCGTATTTTATTCCTGCTGAAAATTCAATGAACAACACTTTTTCACCAGATAGTCTAACAGAAGCCCCGACTATATTTCCGTTTTGATCGTTGATGATTTCTGTATAGTAAGAACCTTTTTCTTCATCCGGGATTGACTCCATGGTCGTTTGAATAACATCCAACCCGATTTCAGCCAATCGTTTTACAAAAATCTCATTTTTCCTCTGTAGCTCATTTTGGTAAGCTTTTAATTTGTTGATGGCATTTTGAATAGATTTCGTGGATAAGTCGCATTTTATTGTCTTACCCATCTTCATTCCCTCTCTTAGAAATTCCGTATCTGGCAATATTGCCTTTTTGTGTGTCTAAAATCTTCTTTAGTGTGTAGTCTGGCAATACTGTGGGTTCTCCATTTTCATCCAAAATAAGGTTTCCATCCTCGCTTATTTGTGGGATTCTATCTATCCAAAATATATCTGCTTCCTGTGGATGGAAATTTCGATTAAAGCTTGTAATGTATCTGTCGTAATCTGGCACTATTCCGGCTGCAATTTCTTCTGGTGTTCCAGCTGTAGATGATACAGAAAAAGAGTATAAAACTGGTTTCTCATAAACTTTAATACGGTCTAACTCTTTTGTTTTCTCGGTTATTCGTGACCAATATACTTTTTGCTTTTGACGGACTAATCCTCTCATATTTCCTCTCTTTCTTAAATTTGGTTGCTTAACTAAAGACGGTCGCAAAATAGTCTGTTACGCGTATTTCCCGCATTTATCTGTATTCTATCACTGCTTCTTGCTACCACCTACTCGCATCTGGTATATTGATATCTAGGAGGTGATATCATGGCTCATCCGAAAAAATCCGAAGAGGATAAGTACAAGAAGATGTCGATCAGCTTTGAACCAGAACAGCTTAATCGACTCATCTCATACTGTGAACGTGAAGAGCGTACTGCATCTTGGGTTATACGCAAGGCTCTGGCTGAGTGGCTGGATGCACATGAATAATCTTCATTCAATGCTACCGATACCATCTAGGTGGTATCGGTAGTTATCTATAGCCTCCAAATGCATGATTAATTAGTGCAAAGATTTCATAAAGGTAACTACTTGCTGTGAAATTTGTGTCATTCCTTTTTCTGTTGGATGTGCCGATTTTTTTCTATATTGTTTAAATCAATTACATCCACACCATAATGCGTGCAAATTTCAGTAATTGAAGATGAACTGGCTCATTGATGTTATCAGTAATTAAAAAAGAAATTCCCGGGGTTAATTCCCCGGGATAATTTTTACTGCTTTTTGATATATTTTGCAGATACAAAGCCATAATACCTTCCTGCAATACGGACATAATACCACTTACTACCGTTTTTATCTTTCTGGGTAAAATTCATTACCTCTACTTCATTTCCCTGGTTAAGAGTTGGATATTTTTTGATGTTCGGGTACTCAGTTCCAGACCAGGTACGCACATTAAGCACAGTGGCAGTTACATTTCCATTGAAAAGCACCTGTGTCTTATCCTGCTTTCCTGTAATAGTATCGGATGTGGAGCCGACCTCCTTTGCCAGGTATCCAGTCCATATCCAGCCAATACCGATACCGGAAACTTTTACATGCGTCCACTTTCCGCTTGTCTTTCCATCAATATCAACAACAGTATCTTTATCAATGGAACCCATTACATATCCATTCGGTGTCTCACGGACGTATAAATCGTTCACAGTCGCTATTCTAGTTCCTGTCTTTTTCCATGTGGCAGTATCTTCATAGGATTCCCAATCAATCCAAACATATCCGTCGATTGCTGGATCGTTGATGGAATAGGACTTATTTCGGACTGCTCCTCCGTTGGCTACAACTCCCGGTGCACTGGAAGTATTTCCCTCGTTGGTATTAATTTTGGAGCTGGTTAAGCTCTGTACATCTCCAATATGGGAGCCATTTCGGAAAATCGGAAGTGCGCCAAGTTTCGGAGTGGTATGCCATGTACCCTGTTTTTTTGACCAGTTTTTTACGCTCTGACAGTTATAAAAACCGCCGCCCATGATTTTGAGGGCATTTGTGATTCCAATTACTTTTACCAGTTTCCAAAACTGATATTCCGCGCACCACGGCTGCCCCTGGCATCCTGGCTGCCCCCAACTATTTACATCTCTTGCGAATTTGGTATAGTTGTTGTATCCGGCATTCTTTTTGAAATCATCCAGATAGGAATTACTTTTCTTTTCAAGGTACCCGCCGTTGGATGCGTAATAATCACCAAGGTTTAAAAATTCCTGTAATTTGCTCATTATATCATTCCTTTCATGTTTTGATGCGCCCCTCAAAATTAAGGAGCGTAATTTTTCGTTAAAGTCGTGGTACATGTTTGGAAAATATGCTACAATCAACCTATTAAGGAGGTGTCGCAAAATGTTTTTAAAACTGAAAATTTATTGCACTTGTAATTGCAACTACTACGTAAACGAACAAATTAACACGGAAAAGGTAATTTGTCCAAATTGCGGCAAGGAGCATCCGTCTTCATCACAAATCATATCTATGCTTCGCATGGCTAAGTGTATTAATGATGGCAATGTTCCTGGTACAAATACAGTGAAGACATTTGCTGTATCTAAGCAAGAAGATTCTGACTGTTAATAATGTCGCTGCAAAGTGGAGAGGAGTTTTAATCCTCCCCACTTTTTTTACTTAATTCACTAAAGTCTTCTTTAGTTAATTATAAATACTTTTCGACATTTTTAATTATTCTCACCTTGCAAGAACCGTTTGAATAACCAACAACAGAAAGAATAGGCTCTCCCCCAAACAGATACCAATCTCGTCCAGAATATTTTATAACCGCATCACCATTATTAAGAAGATAACAATTCATTCCTCTTGTACAATATGCGTAATTTCTTTGAACTTTTGTTCCATCAATTGTCGTGTCATGCAAACCATATGTGCTGTCTTTCCAAACTTCTTTAAAATTAATACCATCATATGTTGCGAGAACCCTTGCTCTATGTTTATCGTTCAACTGTTCATTTGCCGTTTCTGTTGTCATGCAATTTTCTCTTGTTTCACAGAACAAAAGAGGTGTTCTCATATCTCGTCTGTACATTTCTGCTCCGCAATAATAAGTATTCCCACCAAATGCATTTGGATGAAATTCATATGCAGCTTCAATATCTGAATATGAGCCATCATCTAGTTTGTTAATACGAAATACCACCCCAATGTTAGGATTGTCACTTCCAAACACAATGCAATCACGAAAAGCGAATCCATTAACAACTTGTGTAAAAGCTTGAAACGGATAAATCTTTTTCTCTCTTATCGGAATAACATTCCAATCGTTGTCTGTAGTGTTGATGCCCTTATCACTCCAAAAAATATTCCTATTATCTTCCCCGGCAAATACAAAAATTCGATTGTCATAAGGGTCAATCATAACACCATGAACGTGAGTCTGTGTTATTGTAACTCCATCCTCTACACCATCTTGATAATGATTTGTCATTCGAAATACTTTTTTCCAGTTTCGACCAAAATCTTCCGTATACCAAACATCACCTAGGCATGTCTCTGGTTTTCTTGTTCCGTATGTTGATACAATGCAACTAGACCCTTTTACATCAACATGCCAATCGTAGATATCACCTGCATTTTGGTCTTTCATATCAACGACATTTCCATCTGCATCAGTATACTGAATAAGTGCAATACTTGTCATATTTTTATTCATAATAAAGAAATTTGTTGTTGTTTCTACTAAATCGACTCGATAACACTTTGCACCTATGATATAATTTCCGTTCGAAAACTGTCTGACAATCTTTACATCAATAGCACCGATATTTGGTATCTTCAATGCGTTTACTTTACTATTTCTATAGTCCTTCCAAACTGGTTCAAATGTAACAAAATCTTTCGTTTTCTCCAAGATACTATATAGAAAACTACCACCATTAGAACCATCTTTTTTGCTCGGAACATAAGACACGAAAAATGTATCATCCGAATCTTTACCAACGATAATTCTCGTAAATCCTACTTCTGATGGAGTAAAATCAATTTCATCGCCACCAATGTTGTTCATACTGAACCCATGCACTACAACATTTTGCTTATTAATGGTCTGATATTGCTTTATTGAACTATTAATGTCGAAGTAATCAGAGTCATATGCATCTTCTCTATTCATCTTGATAAACGGACTTGCCACCACATTGCGAAATAGTGTACCACCGACTCTACCAATGCCAACAAATTTTGAATCTAACATTTCTTTAAATGTTGCAAAAACTGTTTTTCTATTGATTTTTTCGATTTGAGAAGAATTCATATCTGTCATTTTCGAAACTTCTCTAACAGAATTAATCAAATTCTTAACAATAATATAGTTGTGCGAATCATCAGAAAGCTTTTTATTCCATGAGAAAACAAAATAAAATGCGCCATCTGGAACGGTAACTGTATAAGCAGTAAGTTTAACTTGGTCATTGGTACTCAACACTTTGCTAATAGCAGATCCATTTGCATCATAGAAATACCCCCCAGCGGCTTCCGACATACAAGTATAGAAAGTGATTTCCGTATTTGGAATGACTGGTATTCTTTCTGTACGCTTCCAATTAGCACTATCAACGATAGAACCACTCACAGTATTAATATTAACAAATTGTCCATCTACCCAAGTTAAATTAACTTGGGTTAAGTCAACTAAATCTTCCTTTAACGAAGCAGCCTCACTGTCTACTTTCGCAAATTTATCCCCTACCGCTTTTGCTTCTGCAAGCCCGCCTTCTATAGTCAATGTAGTGTCTGGCTGTGATACACTCTGGATGTCCTTAATAGCTTGTTCTTTTGCGGAATTTACATTTTGAACAGCTTCCGCAGATGTGTTTTTAGTAAGCTCCAAAAGCTGATTTATAACATCTTTTTCTTCCTGTCCTATCTGTGGTTGATCAATCTCGATACCCTCTAGCACTGGTACTTCCGCTATTGCGGTATTCCATTCAACACTAATATTTGAATCGGAATCTGTTTTAACAGCGCAAACAATAAAACGTACCGTTCCCATATACCTTGCTGCATTTCTTCCAATCAACCAAGAAAAAGTTACATTTTCGCCATCTACAGCTACATCATCACAAATGTATTGGTCTTTGATAGAAACATTAAAATCCACACTGCTTACGTTTTCAAAGTTAATTCTGACTGAAAATTTGGATAAATCAAGATTATCTCCTACAATTTTGGGACATGAAAATTTAATACGTTCTGCATTCTTGTCAGATTGCACCCCACCAACTACGATTGTAGAGGGCACGAAAATAATCCTTGTCTTAGCGTCAATTGTGCATATATCGGATTCTTCAGAAAGCAAATTAACATCTTCTTTTGCGCTCATAAGTAAATCAAGTGCTGTTGCCATGTTCTACCCCCTCTGTGATACTTTGGTTTTACCAGTAGTTATAATGTATTTTCCGTTATCTTTCACTCCGGTGACAGATACAGAAAAATAATCCCAAGTAAGGGCTTCTGGCGGAATTTCACATTGATTGTTTTCCAGTATTACTGGGTATTCTCTTTCCATTCTCCAAAATGAAGCAGCTGTTTTACATCCGTTCCACTCTGGTGAAAAGATAAACAATGCTTTAAGATATCCAGTCGTGCCCTTTACCAGTCCAGAGAAATCACACTTGGGATCTGGATAAATTCTTTGATTATTTACAATAAATCTTAATACTCTCATGCAATCACCCTTTCCATTCCAACAGGCGAAACGTATGTAAATTTGTTTCCCAAAATATCTCTGGCCGTGCCAATCACGAAATGGCTGTAGTCTGCCAGAATATTGCATACAAATTCCTCTGCGTCCACCCAATATCGTTTCTTAATCATACGGTGAAGCTCTGGCAGTAAACCATAGCTGAACATCACACAGTGTCCTAGCTCATGGATGAATACACGGTTCAAAAGTTCTCCATTTAGATTGTTTGCAATCGAAATTGTCATTGTGGAGTAATCAGATACAGCAAGTGTCCTCTGCCCTGTACGGTCAATCAAAACATTATCATTGGGAGAAACAAAGCGAACTCTCCATAAGTCCCCATTCATATAGAATTGTCTTAGCATGGTTTATCACCATCCTTTTCAAATTAAATCAAGTTCTTTAAATACCTCGAAAATCTTCGGAGATTGAATTGCAAACCAATCAACCGTAGTTTCGTCATGCCCAAACTGTTCCAAGTGTTGCCAATTACACTGCAATCCACTTTCTGACAGGAACGCATGAATAATTTCATGTCTTAATTGCTTTTTCTGCAAGAAATCAGAATCTCCAACATTATTCGCATTGTCTATTCTAATGACAATTTCTTTTGATGTATTGTCTGTATAACCATCAACATCTGCATTTTTTAATTCTTTCGGAATAATTCTGTAATCCGTTCCAAGAACATTTATTTTGCATTTCTCCATAATCAACCTCCATACCAAAAAAGCCCCTGCCGCATTAATTTGCGACAAGGACTTAATTCGTTTATTGCTCTAGTTCATCTGCTGTACAAGTCTGGTTAGGTCAGTTTTCATTGACTGTCTGAGCGTTGCATCTGCATCAGACCACATTTCCGTGAGATTACGGATAATGTCAGATGTGTACTCCTTCATGGAATCATCCATTTTTCTCTTGGATTCAGAATCCTTAGAATCATGATAGTGTCTACGATTCTCATCGTATTTATCATAAGATTCTCCGTATCTGGACTTCTTCCAATTCATATTCATACCATCATTTTCCATATCACTACGATCTGGATGATATCCCATGCGGTACATATTGCGCTCAAATTCTGGATTGTTTAAATACTCATCCATCCAGTCATCATCCTGCATATACAGATACGGTCTATAGCCTTTTCTGGTTCCCCTACCTTTTGGAGCGAAACGCCCATTTGAATAGCGGTAACGGTCATATCCCATGCGTCCAAGATACTTTTCTTCCTGTTCGCATTCATCCATAGCTTCCACAATACGATAATCTTTATCAGCACAAATCGCACATTTTACTGCTTCCATGCAGTCTTTCAAATCGTCCCAGTCTTGAGCACTAAGATTATCAAAGCCATGTGTTTTGGCTTTTTCCATAGCCCATTTTCCCATTTCCATTGCAACTTTATGCATTACAGTGCCCCCTTTCTAACAGCCTGCGTAACAGGTGCTTCTGTCGTTGGGGCTGTACCATTAATTGCTTTCAAATTGTTGCTCGGACTACAAGCCGGATTTCCTAACATCTTGAATACTCCGCCAGTTGCACTTGTAGCTACTCTGGTTGCGTATTTTGTTCTTGTTCTAACACCACATGCTGTTACCTGTGCGCAGCAACGATTCTCTAGCGGATACAAAGTTGTTCCTGTTCCTATCTGAATCATTACCGGGGCGGTAATTGTGGTTGTATTTGGAATGGACTGCGCTAAAACAATGCAGTATTTTTCTCCATTATTGTAGCTTCCTTCCGGGATAGTAACCACAAGGTTTCCACCTGTGAATGCAATTGCAGTAGACAGCACAAGGTGATTACAGAGCTTACAAACATTCTTACATGCCATATCTTTTACCTCTCAATCAAAATAAGAGGTGAGCCGTAACCCACCTCTTAGAATTAGTCAACCTCTAAGGGCGAGTTACTTAGCAACAACCGTTACCATATGTATTACATCCTGCGTATGCATATGGAGCTGGAACCTGGAATGCAGGAATCGGAGCCGGGTTGATTGCATTGATTAATCTCTGAGCCTGTGCGTACATCTCTGTTGTAAGCAATGCAGACTGGCGATCCTGGGATGCAGCACGTTTCAGATCAGAGTTCTCTGCCTGTAATGTTGCAATCTTATCGTTAGTCAGGAAGTCAAGGATCGCTCTTGTGTTGCTGTTCTGGTTTTCCAGAAGATCTCTGGTATTGTTGTTCATTGTGTTCTGGAGAGCACAAGTGTTGGTAGCAAGGTTATAATTGATGCCTTGGATTGCTTCTCTTGTTTCGCAGCAACAGTTTGCTAACTGAGACTGTAATGCGTTTGTATTCTGCATACCGGCTACAGTATCAGCATTGATTGCCTGCTGAACGCCGTTGAAGCCTTGAAGCATTCCGACATTCATACCATTAAAGCCACTCTGCATGGTATTGTTAAGAGAATATGTGCTGTCACAGATACCCTGCTGAATTCCTCTGATACCATTCTGAATATCATTAAGGGCGAATTCCTCATTAATATCTGAGCGGGTAGCCCATCCTTGGAAACCTGCACCATTTGTACCGTTTCCACCATTGCCACCCCAGCCACCAAAGCCGCCGAAACCGCCCCAGCCAAAGATAAGCAATATTATAATCCACCATGCCCATCCACCGCCAAAGCCATAGCCTTCATCTGCACGGTTATTAGAGCCGCTTAATACAGCGACATCGCTTGCTGATAATCCACCATTCATCATAGCGATTACCTCCTTATTGATTTTTGTAATTTATACAAAATCAAAAGACCGCGGCTCTTTTAATTATTGTAGCGAATTTATTTTATTCCAAACTGGTTCTTAACCTGCGACAGTATATCGTCTGGATTAATATTTCTTTCTTTACAAAGATTTCTTGCAAGTTTTTCAATTCCTGCATTATCACCTTTTTCCATCATGTTAATTGCATTGTCAATTACAGGATTATTTCCAGACTGTTGTTTCATCATATTGATTATGGCTTGTTGAGGATTCCCTCCACCACGTATCATCTGCATAAGTTGCATTGGATTCATCATCTCTGTTTACCTCCATTCTGCTTGGGTTCCGGTGTTCCCGGCATTTGTGTCGGGAACATACTCTTTATTTCAGAAATCTCAGAACAAACATCGTTTCGAAGCTGATTAAACATAGCTTCTATGTCAATCGGTTTTTCTTCTGCCTTTGGTTGCTGTTGTTCTTCCGGATTCATAAGCCGATAAACAAAAATTCTACTTCTTCCATCTGCCTGTAATTGTTTTCTATATATTTCTGTACCGTCAGTTTTTGGATAATAAACAGGGCTTCCAGACATATCTACATCTTTTGCCTTTACAGTATCAATGCCATCTACCATCTGCCCTTGTAACATGGGAATTTGCGGTACTTGTGGCATTGGTTGTTGAATTTGTGCCTGTCCGTATGGCATTGCCTGCTGATAACTATTCTGTAATTGCGCTAATCTATCTTGATACGGCTGTATTTGCTGAAATGGTTGCGCAAAATAAGGACTTCCATACTGCATATCTCAAACCTCCCTTGTTTTTATAACTATATTTTACAATAATAAGAGGTTGATTGACACGCCATGATAACGCCATAAATACGCCATTTTCTATTAATACAAAGAAAAGCCCCGACAATACATCGGGGCAACTTTCATAATTTTCTTTTTTAATTTTCTGTTTATGCGGTCTACGGTTCTCGTGCTGTACCCCATGATTTCTGAAGCTTCTGCAAGCGTTTTTTCTTCATAAACACGCAATCGGAATAACTCTTTTTCTCTGGAATCAAATCCAGCTTCACGCAAATAGAAGATTCTTTCATCTTCTGAAAAGTCTTTATAATCATCCATTCCACTGTCCTCCCTGTTAGTGGAATCAATATTTACACCGGGAAAATGCCTTTTAGGGCAAAGCCTAAAACAATACCAATTATGCCAGTTATGACATAAGCAATTATTTTGTCCTGTAACTTTCCTGGCTTTTCCATGAGTGATTTTAAATTGTCGTTCATTTCGTCAACTGTATCCTTAATGTGTCCCAGGTCATTGTTGTATAAAGCAATTTTCTGTTCCAAAGCATTGATACGTTCAAAAAAAACTCCATCCCTTTTGGAATGCTTTTCTTTCATCTCATGGACGGCACTTTCCAATTCTTTTAAGCGGTGTTCGTTGACGCACTCGTGTTCACATCCCATCGCTATTCCTTTCCATCACTCCCATTTTTTAGATATTGCTTCTACCCACCTACTTTGAAGCACCCCTGCGATACGTGGGAGGATTGACGTATCACGCACACACCATCTTAGAATCCGATAAATGGAAAAACTCCATGATTTACATAGATTTCAGTTTCGGAATCCCAGCTTCTATTCACAGAGGATTCGGAATGTGATCCTTGAAACTCAGCTCCCTGCTTTACTAGAAAGAAAAGAGCCAAATCAAATATGCAGTCATAGCATTTCTCCATATCGGAATTTATTTTCTCATCACTGTAAGATGAAGGATAATTCCTTTTCTTCTTAAATGAACGAATAGCCCTCTTTACTGAAAGAGGAATCATCCTCGCAGTTTCTTCATCATCTTCAAGATAATTTGTCAAATCCTCTATAAGCTGTTCGTCCATTTAATCACCTACCTTTGCTGAGATAAAATCTCTGATATTATTCCAGCCTTATTAGTTGCTGTCAGGGCATAGCCGTTATCACTTGCGAGTTGTCTTAACTGAGATACAGTCATATTAGACAACTCGCTTTCTGTATACTTATGTTTTGATTCATCATAAGCACTTACTACAGATGGTGACTGGCTGTTTTCATCGAGACTATGCCCGGTTATTCCCCCGCCTTGGTACCGATTACGATACCGCCGTTAGCTTTCGGTGCGACCGGAACGAACATGCCGGATGCTTTTGTCCATACTGCAACTGGGTCTGGTGTAGCCCACATGGAAAGAGTAACAAAGGAACGATTCTCTTCCTGAATGAACTGTCTGTATTCAAGTTCCTCAGGTGTCACACCCCAGAGACCAACACCGAAAGAACCGTTAGCATCTGCTTCATACAGAGTAAATACATCCTCTTTAAGGTATCTGGCTGTTTTCAGGGTTCCATCTGCTTTTCTGAAATTAAAGTTCTCATCACAACGATCAATTGTGATTCCATATTCCTGCATAAGCAGATTGGCAAGCTCCTGCTTTGTGAGAAGCCTTTTATTTGCAGCGCCCAGAACAGATGTCTGCATTGCAGTGTTGTTCCGCATGTAGTTAATCATTTTAAGAGAAGTAACAGCTTTGTTTACTACATAGCCATTGCCTTCTGCTACAGCTACCATTTTCTGGATATCGCCCATGATATCTGCATCTGGCTTAGACCAATCAGTAAGCGTTACTTTTGCACTTGCTGGAACGCCATAGTCAATTCCCATGTCAACATGGTTCTCTTTGATTGTTACAGCTCCAGTGGAAAGGAACTGTCCTTTCATAACATTTGCTCTTGTAACAACGCCCTCGAACAGTCTGGCTGCGTCATCAAATACAAAGTTTTTCAGTGCTTCATTATCCGGCACACCGTTTTCAATTGCCTGCCGTAAGTTTTCGGACTGATTGATTTTTCTCTTAATGAAGAGTTTTTCAGTCAGGACTTTTTCAAATCCAGGTCTTGTGCCGATTTCTGCTTCGCTATCAAGAGCATGGACGAATGCAACTTCCGGGAGATTCTGTCCAGCCATAAGTCTGTAATACTCTGCTTTCAGATACTGGGTTTTTGTATCTGGGAAAATGGTATCGAGGATACCTGGTCTTTTAACGCTGAAATTCTGAGAGAAATTAAGTCTTTCTTCTTGGGTAATTGATTCCAAAATATTAAATGGCATTTGTCATACCTCCTTAAAATACTGGGTCTTCTGTGACTACAAAAATAATTCCGGCTTTTTCAAGCTCTGTTTTTGCAGTAGTGTCAACTGTTACTGGAAGTCTCTTTTCAAGAACACGTCCTGCGACAATCACAGAAATTGGTCTCTTGGTATCATCTGTCATATCAACATCTTCAAATACAATGCCGATTGCGCCTGTCGCATTTGTTGGATATACGGAACCTGCTTTGATAATTTTCTTAGTTCCAACTGTTTCAGCATTTGTCTGGTCTGCTGTGTAGGTTTTGAGTACAAGTCCGACCTCGGATTCAAGAATATTTGGAGTGGACTCATACTGCTCTGTTTTCATAAAAGCCATTATTTATATCTCCTTTACTTAAATATTTACAGGGGCGTTACCGTCCACTGATTTAGTTTCCTGGTTCTTTTTTGCTGAGTAAGCTTTTGCAAATTCAGCAGCATCACTTTTTACTGTAGCTTTCCCACCGCTACCACCGCCCGGATTCGGAGTGTTTTCCAATGCTTCCTTCTCCCAAGCTGCTTTTGCGTTATCAAGTGCTGTTTTATTTGCTTCGGAAACTCCCTTAACAAAAGTTTCGACTTCTTTCATTGCATCTTCTGGTTTCTCATACGGTGCAGATGCGTATGCTTTAATAGCACTCGCGTATGTTTCGGTTGAAAGTCCTGCATTTGCGAACATAGAAGTAATTTCACTGGTAAGGGCTTTTTTGTTGGATTCTGCAAGCGCAGCTTTCAAATCAGCTAACTCCTTATCCACTGCTTCCTTTTCTTTCTTGCGTTCAGCTTCTAGCCGTTCTGCTTCGGTCATGTTCTGCTTTTTCAACTCTTCCAACTCTTTTTCCAGGGAATCTGCTTTTTCAGCTTTTTCCTTCAGAGAAACATTTTTGTCTTTCTCTTTCTTAGTTTCAGCAGAAATAGAATCAAGAAGCTTAGAAACCTGTTCCTCGGAAGGTTCTGCAACTCCCATACCGATAAGTGCCTGTTTTGCCTGTTCTCTTGTCATTGAAATCTCCTTTCTTCCAGTCCAATACGCTTTTTCAACACGGTTCGCTCCGCACATGGTCTGTACCCGATTTACGCTCACGGGCTGTTGCAATTTATTTGATTTTGGGTATTAAAAAAGAAGCCTTAGATTTCTCTAAAACTCCTTAAATAATCGAAATTTGGTTCATTCTTCGTTAGATGGAGAATTTGCCATTGGTTCTGTTTTGGACGGATTTTGAAACTTTCCGTCAAGTAATTGCTGTGCTTTCTGCATTTCCGCTTCCGGGTCTGCCAGTTCCGGGTAAATAGTTCCCAGATACGGTAAACTCATTTCGTAGACTTTCTGCGGATCACTAAATAAACCGCAAGTAATCAGTGCAATAAGCGGATGAATTTTATTTTTAAACAGATAATCAAGTGCCTGTGCTTTTACAAGCATATTGTCTGTTGGGTTTCTGGTTATCTTTACATCAAAATCTCTGGTTGAGATATTAACATCATTTGATGTACCACGGATAATATTCAGAATAATTCTGGCAGATTCCTTTTCAGCTTCCTTGGTGAATGCTTCTACCAATTTTGCATCTCTTTCTGCGAAGTCCCATCCATTACGAAGGTATACAGCATTTCCTGTATCCCCTCCGCTATTGCTTTGGCGGTTTGGCATTGCTTCCACAATCAGCATGTTATTGTAGATATCATCTTTTGCAACCTGGCTCTCTGACTGATTCAGTTCAGCTGTCATCAGTTCAACATCCGACTGACAGCCATTTCCAGTATCTTTTACAGAGATGGCACCAAGTTTTACCATTTTCAAAAACTCGTTTTCGTCTACCTCACAGTTTTTAAACTTCATAAAGGCTTGCACAAACTGTTCCACACCATTTAATCTATCAGACTGGTATTTGTTAATTGCATCAAATAATGTGATTGCAATTTCAACGTCCGAAAGCCTGTCATGATTATTCGGGCATTCAACGATTGGAATACCACCAAAACCGTTGATGCCATATTCGGTTACTTTTCCATTCGTGATTTTGAAAAACTGGTTCTTTGAATAGCATAAGTAGTATTGTTGCTCATCTTCATCCTTCAAAATCTGAACGGACAGCATTGGTTTTCCGCTCCTCTGCGAATATACAATGTAACAATCACCAGGATACGGAATAAAGATTCTAAACGGCGGTAAATCTCCGTTTTCTGTCCAGTCCTCTTCTTTCAGAATAGCCTTATAAGAAGTTCCTGTTGCACTTTGGTATATTGCTCTCTGGATGTTTCTTGCATCTGCATTGGCTTCATCAAGATAATCATTCAGCAAATCAACTTGCTCATTTATTTTTTTGTCTGCATTTTTCTTTTTACATACATATTGGATTGGTTCCCCGCAAATCTGTCCAGCTTTAAACTTCACGGTTTCAAATGCGTGATTTTCAACCACTCTGTTATTAACTTCTGGACGGACTATTTTATTTCGGTACAATATTGGCTGATCGCCTTTCATGTACTGATACAAGTAATCAATCAATGTTCGGTTTCTATTATGTATGCCAATTGTATCTGATACTACTTTTACTACATTTTGTGGAGTGATTCGGTCAACACCTGTGTAGGCTACTTTTCGCCCGAACTCACCTCGGCATAAATCTACAAAATTCATTGTATTTCTCAAAGCCGAACCATCCTTTCTACAAAATAAAAAGCACTGGATGTTTTAATCCAATGCTCTACTTTATATTCTACACATATTAAAAGTATTTTTCAGTATACTTCGGTATCATCTTTCGAAACCTTTTATCTTTTTTATTTCTGCTATGGCTTTTAAATGCTTTTTTTTAATGTGAATCTCTGAATAACCCATCTCATCTGCAATGCGAACCAAAGATTTGTACTCAACATAGTGCTTAAATAATATGTCATATAGTAATGGATCTTCAACCTGTTCTATGGTTCGGACTATTTCTTGTCTTTTTTGTAAAAATTCAGATATCATTTCTGAAATCTCTTCTCGCAGATCAAATATCTTCGCAATCATATCTCCCATCGGATCACGTTTCACAGAAGTTTGTACCTTTTCTCCAACAGGAATTGCAGATACACTTGTGGAAAGAGAACTGAGCTGTTCTTCTTCGATAAGCTTGTTTTTGATTCTGTTATCATAATTTTCAATCTGTCGTAAATATTGAGCTGTAGTCATCATACTCTATCTCCTTCCCCAAAGTGGATTCTGTGTTGCTGTTGCGGTTCCTCCTAATGGATTCTGAACATAATCAGATAGCATTGCTAAAGAATCTATTCCGTCATCATGGAGTACCTTCGCTCTTGTAGTATAAGTGGTTACATTTGCCATGAATAAGCCATAATCTGATTTTGGTTTATACTGACTTTGGTGCAAAAAATAAAAATGATTTGCTATAAAGTTGGAATTGACAAGAATTTTCGTTTCTTTGTTAGTTGTCGTAACTTTTGTTTCAATTTTTGTACGGCATTTACCGTCAATAAGTTTTTGAACATTATGTGCTACACGGCTTCCAACATTATTTGATTCAAAACGCGACATATGCGGATTGTGCCTAATCAAAATATCCGCTGTTTTCTTATCCAAGATATCGTAGTCTGTGTTATCGTCAAACACTACATCTGGGATAAAATATTTATCTCCATACTGGTATGCAATTGGGAGAGACTCAAAATCAGTTCCTTTATCCTTTGTATCACACACAGACCAAATAGCATCCGGCTCTCTTTTTGGCATAATCACATATTCATCTGTACAGCCATCTGGAACATCTTCTCTGTCAAAGAAAAATCTTTTCAGCTTATCTGGTGGTAAAAGTAATCCATCACGTTCTACTGGTTTCTGTTGATACAGACAGTTAAAAGAAATCTCGTCCATTGATTCTTTTGCGTCATTGAAATACTTTTCTGAAAATCCATTCACAGTGAATAAGAAATTGCTTTTTCCATCATCTGTTAATGCCGGTATTGCAATAAATCTTGCTCTTGGGTTCCCGGCATACAATTGTTGAAGTTTTCCAATAGGATCATGCACAGACCATCTGGTGGCAATGTAAAATTCCTTGCATCCCTCAAGTCTACGTGAGCGAAGATCATTTACTACTTTCGTCCATAATGTATCAAGTCGGCTCTTATTCAATGCTTCTTCGATACCAGACACAAGGTCATCCGCTGTAAGAAATCTGTTACAACGTGTAGCACCAGTCAAAGAACCATCAATTGATCTAAATGTCCATGTTTTGAAACGACCATTTCTTTCAAGATTTACAGTTGTTTCTTTTGCATTACTTGTCTTTTTACTTAAATCAATGTTTGGAAATATCTCACTCCACGTATATTCTACTGGATCATTAATAATTTCCAGAACACCATCATAAAGGGAACGTGTCAAAATACTACTGTGTGCGGATGACAGGTTAAAATCGTTTGGGAACCATCCACCGACCAGGGAAAGAAAGAAATCTTCTAGCGTAGATTTTCCGCAACCTGGCGGTACGCTCAATGCAAATATATCCAGTTTGTCATCCATCAAGTCTTGAAGTGAACCTATAATATTATGCTGCATAAATACATTTCTTCTTGGTTCGTAAAAACGCTCTTTTGGAATACGATTTTTTTCAAGATATAACAATCCACTGTCTACTTGATAATTCTGCGCTTCCAGTAACAAATACTGCCAATAGATATCATCAAAGTCACCACTACCAGTTAATGCGGCACACTTCTCTGCCATGTTATGTGAGTATTGACTTACTTTCATAGCCATTTTCCTTGCTTCTTGGTTTTTGTTGAAAGGAAGGTCAATATTCATATTTAAGAGCAAATCAAGGCAATCTTTTTGATTTTGATAGATTGTCATGTCACTACTGATAATCTGATTTAGGACTGTCCGATACCATTCAAGCGAGCCTTCTGTAATTTTTCCCATAAAAATAGAGCCAGACCTCCTTTCTTTTTAGGATTTAGTCTGGCTCTCGTGTGGCTCTCTTGACTGGTTTACTTATTTATTTCCGTAAAAATATTTTCAATTACTTTCCATTCTGCGAATACTGCCATTGTTAATAATGGTATTGCCGAAAATCCCCAATGATTTTCAATCATCATTTGAATTGTGGCTATCAAATAATCTGCTACCCATTTGAATATTATGAAATTCGCAATTATCCAAAATATTTTTCTGATTTTGTTCATTTGGTCACGCTTTCTTGACTGGCCATTCAAAGCCAAAATCTGAACGTTTGATTTTGCATTGTGGACTTCCGTCCTTCCAGAAAACTAATCCCTCTATCTCGTGTTCGGAAAGATATTTCTTGATTCCATCAAATGTTCGTTCGACTTCAACGATTTCTTTACCATGCTTGATTAATTTATTGGATGTGAAATTGTATGGATTATTTTGAAAGCATCTACCAACTGCTTCATATGTGCCATCTGATAATTTCATCCCATAGTTTTCAAGCATTACCGTCATTTCATATGCCGTAATAAACCACTTATCAGCCGGATTATTCTCATCAATCTTTACCCATCCCGGCCAATGGCCTGTAATGGAATCTGGTTCACAACAAGGAATAAATCCCTCTGGTGGTATTTTACCTTTCTTACAGTCGTATCGTTTATAATATTTTCCGTCAATTACTGCACAGCAAGAACCATCATATTTAACTGTTGCAATTCCTTCTCCTTCAAGTACCCATTCCATACCTGGATGCACTTTTGGAAGAACCTTTACAACCTTGTGGTCTTTGAATTCTCGCTCAAATAATGTTGGTATCTTTTTCATTTGCTCACCATCTTTCTTTTTGATTTCAAGTATTTTCTGTATTTGCGACTGTATTTACGAAGAATTAAATCGAGCATAATGCTATTTGTCTGTTCTACGTTTTCTGACATAGTTGTGAGATATGGATAATCTTCTCTATCATCTACTAATGTCTTGAAGATTAAGTCTAAAGCAAACTGAGCACTGACAGGTGGGTCGCACAGTTCAAAGTCTTTATCCTTGTACCACTCATCAATCTTCTTTTGGAATCCATCAAAGGATATTTCTTCGTTCCATATCATACATTCACCTCAAATTCTTTCTTGCAATTACTACCCTTGCATTTCAACTTCAAGTGCTGAATCTTCGTGTTTGGGCTAATCAGAAGTGCTTTCTTTTGGCAAAAAGGGCAACAGGCGTATTTCGTTCCGTTAATATTTCGTATCAATGCCTGTCCATTCCACGGCTCGGGTGGATTCATGTATTCAGAAAAATCTATCCCTTCGGATTCTAATGCTGACTTAATACTCATTTATTCTTTCTTACTCCTTTTCACCCATATCAGCACATTCCTTTGTTTTTCCTTAAATTAGCGTATCGGTCAATCAATGTGTCAACAGTAACAGTTAACTCGTTGATTCTAATACAGTCATCCTGGTGGCGTTGTTCATACCATTCTATAGATGGATGACCAGTATCTACATTTTCAATTCCATCAATCGGAATCTTCCAGTTATCATTTTCAAGAAGCTTTTGGTTAAGTGTCTCCGATAAAGTTTTATAGGCCAGGATTATATGCTGTTTTTTCTCGCATTCATCAGCCAAACGAACAACTTCATTTTTCAACTGTTCTTCTGTCCAGTTTGCCATATCCTCAAATTTCATATTTACCACCTCTGTCTTCGAAAATTGTCTCTTCCAAGCATAAATTTTTCGGCTGAAAAATTATCCTCTACATCAATATGTGCTTCACGGTCTTGCACCTCATATCCGTTTGGTGTTAATTCAAGTTTTGCAGTATATTCAGCGCCGCAATTGGTGCATTGCCATGTCACATTTAAAAAGAGTCCTTTTTCTATAAAATGGTTTGTGAAATCGGCATTTTCACATTTCAATATTCCACCGCAAACAGGGCAATTGCGTTTATCAAGTAAATTTAGCATTCAAATTCCCTCCTCTCCCTGTGCTTCATCTGACAGGCAATCATTTTAGCTATGTTTTCACGTTCCTGTTTTATTCCATGCCCTTGACGGAACAATTCGCATTCAAGGATATTTCCGCAGTTTGAACATTCGTCTTTTATTTCTTTACCACATATCTCCATCTTCTTTTCTCTCCCAAAACTCACAATAACACTCTGACTCCGTAAAGTCTGCGCAATATTCGCTATCACCATTGAAACAAACCCATGTGAAGTCATCATGTCTTCTGCAATTCTTGCAACATTTTTCTTTCATAAATTACCTCGATTTAGAAAAATCCAGTGTGCCGACTTGAACGGCATGAATCTCCCAACGAGAAACACTGGAACTTTAAGGGGGAAAATGCAACTTCTGGCAATGGCAATTTGCCAGATAGAAACAACAGGAATCGAACCTGTGTCACATGATATTGAGTATCATTGCTCTACCACTGAGCTATGTTTCTTTTTTCATCATAAAACGCTAAACTAGATGATTTTTTTAGAATTCCCGACTATCACTCCTCACGGGCATTGGTCTTATCTCTCTAAAAAGTTTTTGCACGAGATCGCTAGTGAGTTGCGTCTATATGCCTACACGAACGCACACAAATCCATCCGCATTTATGTGCAAGAACTAACAATAGCTGTGCTAAAGTCAGATTTCCTATCTACACTTGGTAGATGGAATAGCAGGAGGCGGATTCGAACCGCCGTTTTCATGGATATGTGCCATGTGAGATTCCGCTTCTCTATCCTGCGATATTCTGTTTGGAAGAACCATTTCAGCACGTTCACTTATTGACTACTAGAGGAAAATCACTAACCGCCGATAAGCAGTACATACTCGGAACTCGGCCACACATTCTACTATGCACTGCCATGTGATTTTTCCTACCACCAAACTTTCAGTCTCCAAACAGTAAATGGGAGAAGATGGAGTTGAACCACCCGAGCCATAATGGCAACTGCTTTACAGGCAGCCCCGCTACCCCTACGGTATATTCTCCCTTAACCCGGAAAAACCGGGTTAGCAATAGGTTTATCGTGTTATGCTTTCCACTATCTACAAGTTTTAGTGCTGTAAATTCACTGGATATTTTTATGCGTCTTTGGGCAGCATCTCTTGAAAACTCCTTTTATTAACGTGCGCTGCGTTAATATTTTTAACTCAGAGATATACCAGCCGGGAAATCAGATCCATTTAGGCTACGCCGCATCGCACCTAAATTTACCTAATCCACACGCTCAACTGGAAGTTTTTTCCACCCATATTACGGATGAATGGCATTTAGAAGAAATGGAAGCTCTGGGATTCGAACCCAGGACTTACGGCTTATGAGGCCGTTGCTCTTACCGCTGAACTAAGCTTCCTGAGATACCAGAAATAAGCCCGCCATAGATTTATTTCTGGCACTGTTGCAGTTCTTGACCGCCAGCCGCAACAAAGGTTTTCTGAAACGCTTTTAGATTTCAGAAGGTCTTCCGGGACATTTGAAGCCCCTTTAATCAGCCCCGTTGGGCTAGAAGACCGGAGTAAAAAGTGTTTCAAAAAGAACACTTGCGGAATTAACAAAACCGCAAACTGGGCTAGCTGGATTCGAACCAGCGAATGCAGCAGTCAAAGTGCTGTGCCTTTCCGTTTGGCGATAGCCCATCAACCCCGGCGCACCATTAAAACCGGGGAAGTCGTGATATTAAGCTAAACAAGTATATAAATTTTCCGCTCTTACTGATTACTCTTTTCCAGGAGGAAAATTTTCTTTTCCAAATATTCAATAATTCCTGGCGTATCCATCAATAAGAGTTTCCGCTACTCTGGATGCCTCGACTTATCGCTTTCATAGGCTTTCCCGAACCTACATGGATTAAGTCGAAGCTGTGCTTTTATGAATTTAACCCTTTCGATTAATTCAATCGGGATAATTCCAATTGGAATCGGTAAATACATGGGGTTCTCCTCTTATTCTGCAAAAATCCAATCCTCTGCTAACATATCTGCTTGAGATGCAAGCCATCCCATCTGTACGCCAGATGTTCCGACAAAAGCAATGGCTTTGTTTCCGATTGCATCATGTTCACAATTTACAATTTCATTATCAGCAGTCTTATATGAAATTCCAGTGGCAATCTGAATGTACTGTTTCTTTCCATTCCAGCCTTTACGAGACACTTTAAGTCCTATTTTCAGATAACGGATAGCGTCACCAAATCCAAATGTTGACTGACCACCAAGAACACCACAGTTATTCTCATCAGCAATCATCCAGTCATCTCGCTGTGTGTGCATGAAAGTATATTCTACTCTCTGTGTTTCACGGATATCGAGAACTGCTCCCTGGCCTTGATCGGAATCTTTTGGTCTGCAATGAATCATAATCGTCTGTTTTTCATCGTCCCAACACCAGTAACCATTCCATCCTGGAAGTTTCACTTTTGCTCCCTGTTTCATAAGTTTTAATGCTTCTGAAAATTTCATTTCTATATCCTCCTTTACCTCGTGCAAATTAAGAAAATATTCAGTGCGAAACATATTTCTAAACAAATGCAGAATAAAATCTGTATTACACTTGTCTTTCCTTCTTCGTCCAGTATGGCTAAAGTGCCGGCTAGAACCAGAACAAAAAATGCAAGATTTACAGCTGTTCCAATTACATTAAGTGCATTCATTTTCTTTTTCCTCCCCAATTAAAAAGTCCAGAATTTTTTCTGCAATCTCTTCTTCTGGCTCAAACGGCATTCCACAGTAATTGTAGGATTCTAAAGCCGATTTTAGGCTTGATTTGAATCCATTGTAAATTTCTCCATGCTGTAGTAATTCGTGTCTTAAAACCAAAATTGCATCAGTAATTGATTGAGAATTGACACTAATTTGTGCCAAGCACTCCATTTCAATGTCTGGAACAGTCATCATTTCAAGCTCAAATACCGGAATCTTGTCTACTGAGGTATGGAAATTTACTGATCTTACTCTCGGTACCTCATTTTCATCAATAAAACATTTTGTTCCACGCCAATCATATGGGTTGGGGTTTGTGATTTTTACGACACTCATCCTTCTTCCACCTCCCCGAAATATTTCTTGTAAAGGTCGATATCGGCAAAACCTAATTTTTCCTTAACTTCTTGAATGCTTTCTAATTTCAAATCTAAATAGGAAACATCTGTTTCCTCGACTTTTACACCAATGTCGCCTACTTGTTTCATATACTCACGTATTCTGGCTTCAACAAGCGTGTAGCAAGAAAACCAGTTTCCTTTAGCCGTTATAAAATACGTTCTCATCCGGTATGAACCAAACCAATTCACTTTCTCTTTATCAAGTTCGATAACTTTTATTGCTGTTTCGGTGTTGTATAACTTTCCGTCTTTACAAATTGCTTTTTTATGAAAATAATTTGTTTTCTTTTCAACTCTGAAAACGCCATGCGCTATTTCTTCTGAACTAAAGCCTTGGGATTCAGAAACACCTTTTTTATTTTTTGAGAAAAATTTAAGCACGTCTTTTCCTCCCAAAATATTCATCAACTGCCTGTCTCACAATATCCGATACGCTCCTATCCGTCCGGTTCTTCTCTTCCAGGAGCCTTTTTTTCTGTTTTTCGGAAAATCGGATGCGGATGGATTCGGATTGTGGGTTTGGTTTCATGAGCATTTACCTCAACTTACAATTTCAATTGGATATCCTAAGTATGCTTCCAACTCTGAAACAGTCAGTTTACGTGGCTTCTTTATTTCAACATAAGCACGCTGTATGATATTGTCTGTTGTCTTTGCGATTGCCTTTCCAGTATAACTTTCAAGTTCTTCGTTTGCATATACATTCAAATGTTCATATCCATATGCCCGGCACCATCTTGCAGCTGAATCAACAATTTTTCTTAGCTCTTCTTGCTCATCACCAAACAACTCTGAATATCTAACCGCCTTGTTGAAGTCGCTCGAACTTACTTCATAAGGGGCTACAACATGTTTATATGGACTTCCAATAAAATGAAAGTATCTATGCGATTCCATTGCTTTTTGGCCTTTTGGCAAGTTGAACCCTTGAGCTATTGCTTTTTTAAGCAACTGTTCTGATTCAACATTGTTTTCTGTAACAATGCATTTGTTTGTAAAATCAATCATCTTTATCCCCCTCTAAAAGTTTATATAGAGTGCTTCTTGAAACTCCCATAATCTCGGCAAATTGTACCTTTGTTATTTCCCCTTTTTGCCAGCTACGTTTAGTTTCGTTAAAAAGTTCCTTATCTATCTCTTTTTTGGCACGGCCTTTATATTTGCCTTGCGTCTTTGCTATTTCAATACCTTCTTTTTGACGCTGCCTAATGTTTTCTCTTTCTCTTTGCGCTACATATGAGAGAAGCTGCAAAACTATGTCTGCGATCAATGTTCCTGTCAAGTCTTTATTTTGCGTAGTATTAAGTAACGGCATATCCTGCACAATAATATCTGCTTCAATCTCTTTTGTGATTCTTCTCCATTCAGCAATAATCTCTTCGTAGTTTCTTCCAAGACGGTCAATTGAATGGATTACCAATATATCGTCTTTTGCTAGCTCTGAAATCATTCTCTGATACTCTGGACGATTGAAGTCTTTCCCAGATTTTTTATCCATATAAATTTTTTCAACACCATCTGTTTTCATTGCTTCAATCTGTCTCGCTTCATTTTGCTCTACTGTTGAAACTCTTACATATCCTACTTTCATATATACACGCTCCTGTTTCTTTATAAAGCAATTATACACTATAATGTGTGTGTTTTCAATAGTAAATCACACGTTTAAGTGAATTTTAATTGATTTTTATAACATTTGCGTTTATTATGTGAGTAGGAGGTGTTTATATGGTATCTCAAAAAATTAAGCAAATAATGAAAATGAAAAAAATTACAAATATTCAAGTTGCTGAACATCTAGGAACTTCACCACAAGCACTAGCTAACAAGTTTTCCAGAGAAACTCTTTCTGCTTATGAACTTATAGCCATTCTTGACTTTCTTGGTTGTCAAATTTCTGTTGAAGCATTTCCAGATATCATAGTAAAATTTAATAGCAATGATCTGAAAAGAGAGCCTTAATGGTTCTCTTTTTTTTACTTTCTAATCAATCCTTGCCATATTAAGGAGAGCTTTTTTGTTTTTTCGGGCGGTTTCGGTGGTGACTACCGCTGACTGGGGGTTTATATAAACCCCCTCCCGGTCATCCAATGCGGACGCTGGCAAGTCAGCCCGCCGCCCCATGGGAACCGCTGCCCTTGCCTGGTCGCTGTTTATCGTAGGCCTTCGGCAGTGGTCAATGGAATGCTATGCAAAATCTATTGTAATATTGCACAAAAAACAGTATTTTATAAAATGTCTTTTTAGGGTGTACCCTATTTGCACGTTGCGTATTACTAGATATAGAATCTGTTTTTCTCATAATCACAACATATAGTATTTTTACTGTTATAGCTCCGGCTTTTCCATTTCTGGAAGCTCCAGTGCTGCTTTGTGCTTCTCCGCGATCTGCTGGGCTGTCTGCTGGGGTACTCCGTATTGCTGCGCGGCTTGTACTGGTGCAGTTTCTGCCATGCCATAGGCGGCTTTTGCAACAAATATTAAATTCGCATTTGTTCCGGTCTGATTATGTAATCTATTGATTGCGCAGTTTTTACAAATATCAAACCATTTTTTAGCCGTGTCACCATGTGACGAGTTTGTTCTATACACTCCATTCATCCAGTCAGTAAACGTTGTACGATTAATCCCAACTAAAAAGCTAAATACTTCTAGGGTTGGTAATACATGATATTTACTGCATAATCTCACATAAGTATTAAACATTTTATCTAATAGCTCTATATCATCATTACTTGGCTTTTGTATATGATCTGCAATATAAAAAATCATATCTACAAAGCTGTCTGATACTTCTTTCTTATAGTTTTCGTTATCTGGTGATATACATAATACAGTATTTATATATTCATCAGCATATATATTAATATTATCTAAATAGATATCTACGTCTTGTACATTTACTGTATTATCTTTCATATTATCACCTCACTTTAACACGTTAATTTGTAAATAAAAAAAGAGAATGTCACCAGGTAAAGCTTATTCCCGGAAAACTTCCGGGTGTTCGGGTACATTCTCTAAAACTCAAAATAAAATATTCTGTTTTCTTTGTTGCTGATACCTTAGCACAGTTTTTAATATCTTGTCAAATTTAATTTTGCATAAAATAAAACCCTTTATTTTGTCACTAATTAATAAATAATATTTGTGGTATTATATTATAATCTTCATTTATATTTATATTATATATATTATTATACAGTACTATATAGCATATCTTTTAATAAACTCTAGCCTTAGGAATCTATGGAGGGGTAAAAGATATATTATATATAATATATTTAAACATAATAAAAGCCAGTCATTACCGGGCTTTAATGCCTGGCTGATCTGGCTTGTTAACTACTGTTTTATTCTGTTCAGGTGCAAACGATTTTCGCTCAACTACCCCTCCATGAGTTCCCGCGACCGTCGTTGATAATAACGTTACTGTAAGTTTTCCAGAAAGTCAAGCCAAAAATAAAAAAACATTTTTCTTGACAAAAATTAAAAACCTGTGCTATTAATATCTTAACAGCTTCGGCGGTGGGGCTGTTAACCCCTCAAACGTCGTTACGCCGCCACAAATAAGCATATTAAAAGCCCCGGGATAATTTCCTAGGGCTTTATTTTTTATAAAGACATTGATAAATATAACAATCTGTGATATTATAATGCTAGTCGCTACAGATGGATGCTTCTGCTAGTGGTATCTGGCAGCTATCCGCCGGGGCAAGGATTGAAATATTAGAGTTCTTCTTAAAAAAGGCTTTTAATAGCTTTTTAGTCGCTCCGGGTGGTTGCTCCCGAGAGTGGTTCTCAGTGGCGATCTACTGGGACAGGGATTGAAACATTAGTATTTTTTTTAATAAAAAAGGTATTCACATTTTATAATTTAGTGTGAATACCCTTTTTATTTGTTTATTTTACAATCTTTAAATATTTTCTATGTCCATTCATGTTCTTATCAAGTGCATAAAAACAAGGATTTTCGTCCCCCTGTAAAACTTCGTTTATTTCATAATCCCAACCCCATGGAGCTTTTACCATTAACTTACCCATCTCGTTTTTAAAAGGCTCCCATCCTTCTGGTGTTTCTACTGTCATTTCTTCCCAGCAATCTGCTGTGCTATCTGGACCGCCGAAAGTATATTTCTTCCTTTTCTCCGCTCCTAAAACTCCGTAATTGCAATAAATTTTAATTTTCATGTTCTTTTCCTCCTGTCCGCCCTCCCTGGGGCTGTGCTGTTCTTCTTGAACTGTTTTTATTATATCACTATTATTTGTGAATTTCAAGTATTAAATTCACTATTTTTTGTGAATACAAGAAATATATTTTTCTTTATCTTCTGGCGTCTCTATGTATTTAATTATGTCCCTTGGTTGCATCTCTAAAACTGCGCATAACCTATTTAAATTATCTAAGGATATATTTGTGTCAAGATCTCTAAATTTCTTCATTGTAGCCTGTCCAAAAATCCCGGTATTTTTAGCTGTTGTTGTGTTTATTCCTATTTTTGACAGTTCTTCTATGATATTAATTTTATATTCTAGCATTTGTTTTCCTCCCTGTTTTTCTTTCTATATATAATGTAACTTTTTTTATTCAAATTGTCAATAAAATATTTCACTATTTTTTGTGATTATAGTGTTGACAATCACTATTTTTAGTGATATTATAATATCAACAAAGGAACAAAAGAAACAAACAACCGAACGCCCCGAACCACTCAACACAATGAGGACATAAGGGAAACGGACTGATTAATTGAAAAACTCTAGTTCCCAGAAAATAAAAAAGCCCGGGCAAGCTTCCAACTAATCCCGGGCACCAAACTAAAAAGAAAGGCAACCCCATTATAACAGGGGTAAAGGTAAAAAACAATGACAAAATACAATTATCTGGAAGCAGTAAAAGAAGACGTTAAAAATTATATTGATAATGAAATTAATTTCACAGACTTTGACAGCCTGGAAGAACTGAAAGAAAAATTAAATGATGAGCTTTGGATAGAAGACAGCGTAACAGGCAATGCAAGCGGCTCTTACTATTGCAATGCTTACAAGGCAGAAGAAAGCATAGCGCACAACTGGGATCTGCTCGAAGAAGCTCTTGACGAGTTCGGACAGAATAACATAAATGTTATTGAAAAGGGCGCAGAATGGGCAGACGTAACAATCCGTTGTTACTTATTAGGGCTCGCAATTTCTGAAGTACTGGACGATCTCGAAGAAGATTTTGACGAAGCACATAAAGAAATGGAGGCTTAAACATGAAATATCATTACATAGCAATTTCAACACGCACAAACAATAAAAACTTTGCGTCTGTTCTTCGGGTCTCAAGCTCTGACAATTTATTATTTTCCTTGCAAGTCCCCGGCATTACTTCCGCAAATATTTGCAGCACGAAAAAAGAAGCGGAAAACGTTGTTGACTTCTGGAACAAGTGTTACAAGAAAAATAAAACTTATGGAGGGCTTTAAAATGGTAACAATCAAGAAAGCCACGCAAGCGCAGACAATCGCCGCCATAAAAAGCGGCGATTTCTCCACAGTTGATACAATCAACAGAAAAGCTGAAAAGGAAGCAATGGAAATCTTCAAGGCTGTTTCCGATGGAGCTATTAAATTGGCTTATTGGGATATGTCCCCGATAAAGCGCCGGGACGGTAAAAAGTCTGTAATGCGGTACGCGCTGCACAGATCAACGAAAAAAGAAGACTGTTTACAACTCTCCTGTATGGAGCTTATCGGCGGCGAGATCATCCCCACAAGCGACAAACAATTTAAAATTAATGATGATTACGACCGCCGGGAATTTTTCCGCAGTCTTCCGAGCGTTACAAAAATGACTTTAAAATAATAAGGGGCTTAAGATTCCTGGCAAGTTTTTGTACTGTTTATTTTTGGCTTAGCGTATGATATAATAACATAAAATGGGGGGTAATACATATGATAATGTTAAAAATGGAAAAATGGGAAAGCGTTGTAAATGAAACTATTAAGCATTTTTTTGATAATTATAAAGTATTTGATGATAATAACAAAGCTTTAGAAAATAAAAGCCTGTATCAATACATTAATGATATTTGCGAAAAAGGCCCGGAAACAGAAATCTTGCACTTTTTATTTACTGGCGAAAGTGAATATATCCAATTTGCGGGAAAGTACAATATTTCTTTGTACGATGAATTTTCACAAGAACTTGAAAACAAATTGATTAATGAATTTTATTCCCTTAATCAAGAGCAATTCTGTGAAGATCTCGAAAATTTTACAGATTATTTTTTAAGCGAACACACAATTTTATTAAAAACATATATTTATAATATTCTTGATAGTTTTACGGCTGAAAAGTTAAAATGCATTATTTTTAAATAGTTTTCACCGCTTCCCGGTATTCAGTCCGGCAGCACGTTCACGGCGTGCAAGCGGTTTTTTTGGCATTCTGCCAGATGCACCTTGCAAAATTAATATAATAAGTCAATCAATTAACGCGCTATTTTAGCCGTAAATGGCTTTTAATGCTGTTAGCGTGGATTTATGCCACTGTTGATTTTTAATCCGTTTATGAGCCTTTAAAACGCTTTTTAAAGTCTTACATGGTTTATTGACTGTCTGCGGCTATGGGTGTATAATAACCTTGTATAGCTATGTACGGCTATGCTTTATTTGCGTACCGTGTAAATTGGTGCATTTTGTCCGCTTATATGCGTAGCTTGTCCAAGCTTCCCGGTGATCTGGCGCAGCTGTCCGGGCTATATATCAATTAGGGCTATACAACTATATTGTGATACACTCGCATAACGCCGTATTTGTCTTTTTAAGGCGTTTTATAATCGTAGTCAATAAAGTATAGGCTAAATACGTTACAAGCCATTTAAGGCTTATTTTGTAAGAGTATTATTGTATTTTAACGCCGTGTTATATGTTACTTGTTACTATGGCCTATTATCTGCGGGCTTTTGGTTCTGATTTGCCAGGGCTACGGCTGGCGGTTGGTTTCGTTGGTGTCCAATCGTTCCCGGCAGCGTCACGACTTCATCAGCTCGGCGCGGTATCGGTTCCCGGTGCTGTCCCTGGTTGATTTGTGGTAATAAATAACCGCAGCTGTTAGAGGTTTCAATAGTTGCAACTAACTTGTGGATAATTCCTAAATTCCAACATCATTCTGGCAGCCAAAAATCAAGGAAATCCAGAAAAAAAGTGGCAACCGGAAAAATTCTCGCATTTTCTAGCTACCACTTAAATTTTAATTTTGCACAAATATTTCTATAGCGTAAAGTTCCAGATGATTCAAAATTCACAATTTATTTAATCCTTCTTTCTTCCGTGTTCCATATCTTCTGTGGGATGATTTCTCTAAACGTTCCGTCCTCTTCATTTGTGACTTCGAAAGTTTTTTCTTTCTCTGGTAATTGTCAGTCGTTGTTCCCATTCACGCCCTCCTTATTAATCTTCTGATTCCTGGTTTCAAAGTTTATAATTTCCGTGTCTGATTCCAACTCTTCCGGGATTCTGCCGACAATGATAACTCTCAGTGGCTTCAATCTGCGTTCCATTTCCTTGAAACCAACGCAAAATTCCAACCGTACTGCCTTGCTCTTTACTCTTCCATTGGTGCAACAGGCAACTGTGCTTCCCTCCGGCAGTCCATCAAAACACCAATCCCAACAGTATTCTGGTAATATGTTTACGTTCGGAATTACTGGAATATCATTCAAGATCATGTAGTGAGCCAGTGCATGATTGCGGTATTTATTCCACAAGCACATAGCCAACGGCATTCCATTCTTGCCTACCGATATGCTGAAATCTGGCATAATGACTGCATGAAAACATTTTAAATGCTCCATGTACTTGTCAGGCTGATTCCACAATCTTTGAAACTGTACATCGTCCACATAGAAATTTACATCGAGTCCCCGATGATTCTTAATCTTCCTGTTGAAGCTCTCCGCAAAATCTACAGTATCTTTCCCTGGATGGATAAAAGTCTTTGGAATTTTCGGGATTCCGTACTTGCCTTCAAGGTCTGCATCAGTTATTAGAAACTCCTTCATTACATCATAGGCTGTGTGTATCTGCATATTTCGCCCTCCATTTCCTTGAACATAACACAATTTCCGAAAAAAGGCAAAAAAAATAATCGCATCTCTGCGATTTTATTATTTTGCACATGTACTTTTCCCTTTCATATGTACTTTTTGTAAAAGGTAATCAAAGGTAATCAGAACACTCGTTCATACCAAGTCCGCAAACCCTTGATTTTACTGCATTAATCGGGGCAACAGGATTTGAACCTGCGACCTCACGGCTCGCGTTTTAATCCGTAAACCCTTGATTTTAAAGGCTTTCCAGACTTGAGGTAATCAAAGGTAACCAAAAAGGTAATCAGAACCTATGTTCTTATTCATCCAATCCTTTGCACTTTTGACACAATTTTATTTTTTTCTTCCAAAGAGCTAACATCAAATGTATAATATTTTTCATTAACTTCTTCGGTATGCCCGAGCAGCGATGCAGCAACAGTGGCAGATACTCCATTGCATCTTAGTTTAGAATTTATTGTTCTTCTAAATGCATGAATTCCTCTTTCTTCTATTCCTTCCTGCCTGCATTTGTTTTTTAAGCATGACGATATTACAGGAGCATGAACCCTTCCATTTTCGTTTGAAAACAACCATTCACTAATATACCCATTGCTGATTTCTGCTGATTTTAATTTCATTAAAAGTTTTCGAATTTCGCCAGTCATAGGAAACCATCTGTTCATTTGATTTTTTGTTTTTCCTATATAGTATTCTTTTGTATTTCTATTGTATTTTTCTGATTTATTAATAGATATATAATTTTCATTTATATCTTCCCATTTTAAAGCCGAAATTTCTCCAACTCTCATCCCTGTGAGACTTGCAAAATATACTGCGTATGAGGGAATGTATTCTGGCTGTTCATCAAAATCCTTTTTGCAGCGATTAATAATTAGTTTAAGTTCATGGTCTGATATTGTATTATGACTTGAAGGCTTTTCTATCTCCGTGCAGTATTTATAAAATATTTTAGGTGAAAGAAATTCCATAGGATCATAATTCAATAAATGTTGTGACCTTGCACTATCTATTGTGTTTTTGATATATCCAAACAAAGTTTTACACGCTTTTTTGCAAAGTTTTTGATCTTTTACAGTTCTGACAATGAATACCTTTATGTCTTCTTCTGTCATTTTCTCAATTTCTTTTTCCGTAAATTCTTTTTTTTCAAAATAACGTGTTCTATCTGTAGAATACTTATACAAAGTGTTATCCGTCACAAATTCTTTTTGAATTTCTATCCAATGCTCGTAAACATCCATAAATGTTTTAGGTTTTTCTGTTTTTTCTTTCTCGAAAGCAATAATATAATCTTCAATTCCCTTTCGGCTACTTCTTTTCACTAGCTTTCTAGAATTTTTTTCTGTATAAATATAAGTATACCAATTATTGTTTTTTCCCTGCCATATTTTATATTTTTTTAATATTTCTTCCTTTTTTTTCATTTGTATTTCTTCAAGTACATGTGCAGGATTTATAATACCATTTTCAATAGCATATTTCAATATTTCATCCATAAAATTTAGGAGGAACCGGGAATCCCTTTTACCGGCCGGCGGTTCCTGTTCCTCCTTTCTATTGATAGCCTTTTTTTAATTTTAAGCGCTTATTTTGATTTAGCCATAACAATATTCGCTAATATCATAAAAATTAATTTTATCCGTTTTATTTAAAATAATTATCACGTTTTACAACAAATCAAAGATATTGACCTGTCCATCAATCTGAGATTCTTCCAGATTGTAAAATTTGCAAGCTATATAATCTGGGTTCCAATCAATTTCCAGTTCGTATTGTAAACACCGCGGATGCTTACCACCACGGAAGAATCTGCATTCCGAACAGGTATGCTGATAAGCTGTACCGCCAGATCGCTTATACATTTCGCTTATCTTCCTCATAGAATCACTCGCTTTACTCTTGACTTTCCTCTCACTTTCTTCTTGAAGATACCATTTTTAACACAATCCCTCGGATCACATCCTCTGCTATGTTCTTCGATCAAGATATAATCACAGGTTGCATTTGTACTCCATGCATTTTCGCTCTTGCTGTAATAGTCGCATTTTGAGCATTGTCTCCGCTTTAAGCCTATAATTTCAGTGCTTTTTAATTCTCTCCATGGTTTTCTATCTGGCATTTTTCCACGCCTCCCAATCTGGCAGAATCTATAATTTTTAAAAGGTCTGGACTTAGTTTTCTTCGTTCCTGTTCTCTCTGCACTTCTGCCCGATACGTCCTTTGAAAATTTGACTGAACTACACTCCACCATGTACCATCCACATTTTCAGATACTGCCCATTCTCTAAGCTGTGCCGGGCTTGATACCGCTTTCTGGATGATTTTTGGGAGCTTATCAAACTCCGTTTCTGCATATAATGCAGAGCTTTGAATGGCTCTGCGCACCATTTCCCATGCTTCTGTTTCGTTCAGTTCTTCTTTTTGAAGCATAAGGCTCTGCGCGCATTGCCGTAATGCAGCTATTGTAGGCTCTTTACATTCTGTCTGCATATATTTCTTTAACCCAAAACTTAAAAGCTTGTAATCTAGGTCTTTCAAAAGTCCGTACCATGTATCAAAAGCATTCTGATCTGGAAGAAATGATGGAGAAGTGTACACAGCTTTCATTGCCTTTACCAGTACCGCCCATTCTTCCCTTGTCATACCCAATTATCCACCTCGCTTACTCTGTTTTGAATTTTCTCCATATAGCTGCACGGTCTATTCGTAGACTTGTCTGCGTATTGCCCTTCAAATACTTTTGCAAAATTTCCAGGCTTTAAGAACCAGTCAAACGTAACCATCCAGCCATTTTTATTTTGCCCTTGCAAGAAACTACTATGGCGAATATTTTCAATCGCTTCCAGAATATCTTCAACACAGTTCTGACGGATTCTAGCTTTCACTGCCTGTTCTCGTTTTGGTGTCATTCTTTTTACAGGAGTAATGCCAAATTCTTCCAGAGTATTCCATTCATTAATGATTCGTTGGACGTCAGTCTGACGAATAGTATCTTTAGATACTATTAAATCATTCTCTTCTTCTATTTCTTTTTCTTTATTATCTAATTCTTTTTTATCTAGTTCTTTATTATATACTTCTGCCGAACTAACGTTAGTTTTACTGTTAGCTTTACCGTAAAGTTTACTGTTAGTTTTACACTCTATTTTGTCTTTCTGCTTTTTTCGATATTCTTGCATATAATTTCTCATATACTGGCTTTTTTGCTCGATTTTATCGAGATTTTGATATTTTCCCCAGTTCGGAATTGTGTAAACACCGGAAACAATTTCAATCATTCCGTAGTTTTCAAATGTTTTTAACGCTAATCGAACTGTATTAATGTCTCTTCTAAATACTGTTGCCAACATTTCATCTGTATATGCAATTTTATCGTTTAAAATAAAAACACCACTGTTGTTATTTTTCCCGGCTAAGCATAATAATTTGAACCATATTACGATAATGCTGTCTGCACTTGGTAAATTTTCAATCAGCATTATTTTTTCATCGTCAAAAATATCTGAACATATTTTTATCCATTTTACATCGCTTGCCAATTTTGAAATTCCTTTCTCCAATTCCTGGCTTTTTCAAAAGTGTTTATCTTAATTCAACTTCAATTCCATTGATTTTCAGTTCTCCATTTACCGGAATTACAAGGGATGGAACACCATTTATTTCTTTCAGTTCAATCAGAGCAATTTTATCTGTCTGGATGCAGATTGTTGCATCTGGTGTTACAATTTTTGCAGTTTTTGAATTGTGGATATTGTCAAGGGAAACAGGCTCATTACTGAAATACATTTCCCAGTTTTCTTTGAAATCCGACAACTTCTCGTATGGAACTCCGCAATATCCAAAAATCTGTTCCATTTCATCACATGACACGGTTATCATCTCCGGGCTGTCTTTCTTCTGTTCTCTTACTTCCTGCAAAGATTCAATTAGGCTTTCAGTGAAATTGAATGTTGTATTTCCTTCGAAATTGTCCATGATAAAATCTGAAAAGACATTGATCTCATTGCCGGGTATACGTGGAATTGGCGTGCCAAGAACATTTTCGATGAAGTATGGATGAATATTCTTTGTGTTTTTGTTGAAATACAAGGTTCCATGAATATCAGTGCTTCTATCATTAAATACCGGGAATAAAAATCCTGTTTCCGGTCTTGAGACTACCCAATCACGAATTCTGTCTTTGATGTTATTTTCAGCCACATCATAGCTAAGACCTGCCTTTGAAAGATTCACCGGGCAAATGCTGCACAGAATGTGTTCATAGATTTCTTCTGAAGCATCGTGCATTTCAGTTTCATCAGAAGCTTTTCCGGGAATGTCATATACTGCATGAATGAGAATTATGTAGTAATTTTCGTGATAATCATAACTTTCAATCACTTTATCATAAAACTCGTCCAAAAGTTCATCATCTTTAAGCTTACTTGCTCTGATCCGCATAAGAAATTCCTGCGTTCCACCCTCTTTTTCCTGTGCTAATGGAAAATCAAGGTTCATAAGGTTTTTCCCAAGTCTGCCAGACATGGTTTTCTTGAAAATGTCAAAATACTTAAACATTTCTTCCTCTGGAAGGGAAAGGAAAGCTTCTTTAATTTTGGTTTTCTTATTTTTTTCTGCATCCACATAACAACCACAAATACGTGTAATGGAACAATTTGCTGGTGTAAACTGCTTCTTAATCTCTGCGATTTCTTTCTTGTTCATGATTAGTCCTCCCTATTTCTATTTTTATTTTTGATTTTTTCATAATAAAAAGTCACATCATCTGTAACAATTCTAACAATTCCAAACCTTTCTCCGACTTGAAACGGAATGCTATCCCTCATAAGTCTTTTGGGAATCCCAGAAAGATATTTTCTAAATTCTTCTGGTTTTAAAGCTGATTTGTAATGATTGCAAGAGCGACACGTAGGAAGCATATTTGAAATATCGTCCTCTCCACCACAACGTATAGGATTTACGTGGTCTACTTGCATATCTTTATATTCCAATGAGCAACCACAGTAAGCGCAATGCCCTTTGCATTTTTCATATACTTTCATGCGCTCTTCTTTTGATAATTTTCGTCTTTTTGGAATTTTCATATTCGCGCCTCCATATTGTCATTTTTGATAGTATGAAAAAACTATAAATAGAATTCAAAACGCACACAAGCACAATGCGTTTTGAGTGTAATAAATTCTAATAGGCACAGTAACAGCAGTTAAAATCCATACAATTGCTTTGACGATGCAGCTATAATAATTCATTTTGACTAATTCTTTCTGCTTCTCTCGCCTGTTTCTTCTCAATCCACTTATTAATTTTCTCGTCAGATATCATGTACATTTGTTTTAGCATTTCGATGCAGATCAACACATCTGCAATTTCTTCTATCATGTTATCACGGTTGATTTTTCCACGTTTCGCCTTGCTGATTGCTTGGATAAGCTCGGCGCATTCTTCCATACAGACTGTGCTTTGATTATTTTTGCCGTAGTGCCAAATACTATCTGCGATAACGCCTTTATCAATCTTTATCTCTGTGATTAATCCAGCAAGAGCCTTTGCCCCAGAATCACACGCCCATGCTTCTTTGAGATAGTTCTTCTGCCATTCATCTTTGATTTCTGAATTTCCCAAGAAACATAAATGCTGGTCTCTCATATCGGATAATATTTCTTTTGCCTCTTTATTGTCCACTTTTTCACCTTCCATCCCATAATTTTCCACAAATAATACATTTGTACACCCATCCTCTTCTGTGATGATTGTATATAATCCATTGATGTCTGTGCAATAATATTATTCCTCCCTTACCATCTTCAATTTAATTCCAGGAACACTAGGATAGCTAATTCCAAATTCTTCTTTTCCATCCATCTGATTTAAGAACCATTCAAACACGGCACCTATTGCCATATCGGTTACGTCTTTTCTCTCACCTACCCATAAACCTTTTTCTTCGTTTACATTTCCATAGTAAATGATATTTGTAATAGGGGTAACACCCATTGTTTTGATAGTTTTACTTGCCATTCTTCATCTCCTCCAACTTCTTCTCTATCGGATTAATAATCTCTTCCAATACCTGTTGCTCGTAATTTTCTTTCCAAAATTTCTCTCTTTTCCAAAACGGAACTTTTTTAACTTCACCTATTAAATCAATACACGCCATAGCTGTCAGCATTCCCCAGCATCCATCACAGGCTCTTTCATTGCACCAGTTTACAAATTCTTTAAATTTCATTTTTGAGTTCCTCCAACTTATTTTCAGCTTCTTCACGATTGAGGAATACCAAAACATTTAACTCTCCAAGACACTCGTCCTCATTTGCCCATAAAAACCATTTACCGCCTTTGTCATATTCAAGTCCGCTTACCACATTTTCCCGAATGTCCATTCCGCATATATCCCATACAGTTGTGCCGATAGGACACGGCAATCTCACAAGCAAGCCCTGTTCTTCTAAGTCTTCATAAGTGGCAAGCTTTTTAATCATATTTTCTACTGTTTTGCAATTTCCTGCGCCCTGTGAGCAGCTATCGCAATATTCACCACACTCAAGCTCTCGTTTTTCGTTATATGTGATACTACCATCTTCCCATTTTGTTAATCTCTCCATCTACTTCACCTATTCCATCTGACTTTCTACAGTATCTGCAAGTAACTTCAACGATTCAATGAATGTATCCGTCAATGCTGTTCTGTTTGGGTATTTAGCGAACGTTCTGACAAGTTTTACTGCATCCTTGATTTTTTCTTCATCTTCGACGATTTCGGATGCTTCATACAATGTCTTTTCATTGTCTCTGTAAGTAACAACCTTGCTGCTATAAAAGTTCAATACGTTTGGAAATGGAATTTCGATAGGGTTTAAATGGTTTTCTCTCGCCCATGTGAACCCCTGAAGCTTTGCTATTTTCAGAACACTTAAATATTCTTCCTGTGTCTTTACAAACACGCTTTTTCCTGTTAAATTAATCATCAGAATTCCCTCCTCCTGCAATCTCATCAATGCACTGATTTCGACCATCGACCATCCCACACTGATAATCCGTCATATCATTCTCAATAGTGCTTTTCTCCGGCAATTCTTTCAGTGGACACCAATCAGGCCTTGATTTACTTTCGCAATCATAATGTTCTTCTGTCATCAGAATCACATCATGATCTAAACAGTCAGCTAATTCGCACAACCCCTCGTATTCAAGATTTCCGCAGTATTCAGTTCCGAATGGGCAATCATAGCAATTCTCTGGCGTATAATCAATCACTAATACTGATTTACTCATAATTCCTCCTCAAGACAACAATACACTATTGGATAGCCAGTATCACAATCACAATTGTTGTAATCAATGTCTTCCAATGCTTTACTTTTTGCTATTTTCTCAGCTTCTTCTTTTGTATCGGCTTCAATATCGTCATAATCAATTGATAAGCTCATTCCGACACTTACATGCCATTTACTCATTCAACTCCACCGCCTTTCACAATTTCTATCGCCCTGCTCAGTCCAGCATTGTATCCTTGATGTACATCAGATAAGATACATTCGGATTCGATGAATTTATCTCTTTTCAATTCGCCAACAACCTTGTCCACATCAAAAGCTGTCGGCTGTTCGTCAACAGCTTCACATATAATTTCCGGGCTAAATGTTTCTCTCCCTGTGTTTAAAGAACTATTAATTGCTTCTTTCAGTTTATCTGCATTAATCAACCTCATAATCCTCACACTCCTCCGCATATTCATAACTGTCCATATCATCGCATCTGCACTGGCAGGAATCCTGATTGGTACAGTAGATGCAACACTCTGTTTCGCCGTCCGGACAGTCTAACTTACATTTTCCCATTAATCCAGTCGCCTTCCTTTTCAAAATAAATGTATCTGCTGTTTTTCTTGACCGGCTCTGATGTATCAATGCAATATTTTACCTCAAGCAAAGCCTGCCAATATTTAAACTCTTTTAGTCTTACCTTGAATCTGGTATAAGTTTTGTCATCCTTTTTGAAAATTGACATTTCCATGTTCAGCCCTCCTTGTATGGTTCTGGAAGTGGCCTCCATGCCGTGGCGCCATAGCAGTTTAAATGCCATGAACCGTTTATACAATACCCAGTGCGAACGAATGTCGTTCCTCTGCTGGTCTTGCATGATACAAGAACCGTCGTATCATCTTCGGGCAATCTCTCACTGACCGGAATCCAACCATTTTCTTTCTCGTCCTGTTCAAAATCATTCAGAAGAGTATTCACAATATCCAGCGCACTCCCTGGAAGCCCATGCTTATACTGTGATTTCTTTTCTATCTCAGCTTTGTATTGTTCTAATCTGGTTCGTACTCTGCTCATACAACCACCTCTTCAAAATGCTTATTTAGTATTTCTTGTGATATCTCAATCCATCTGTTAACATTTACTCCGTCAAGATGGATTTCTCCATCAATAATTTTTTCATTTCCTACTTCGTAAACTTCGCCAACCTCAATTTCCATGTATCCGTCAACGTAAAATCCATCATCGTCATAGCTATCTAACATGAACGCCTTTACGCACTTATATTTCATGCTTCCACCTCGCTATCCTCTGGCATCTGGAACGTCATTCCTTTTTTGAGCATTTCTCCAAGTTCTCCCGCATGTGCTTTGTTTTCTTCCGTTTTTGGCTTTATACTTAATATCCTACATACTTCTGGAATTACATATTTTGTGTATTCCGAATCTCCATAGGCTTCCTGAATCATGTCCAGTACCTTCATGGCTTTTTCTCTGGTGGAATATTTTCCTAAAATAAAATATCCTCCACTTCTCTGTGCATCCTGCAAACTCCAACATATAATATTCAATGAATCTGGGAGTTTCAGATTGATTACAATGTTTTCAAACTTTACCAGTGCTGTTTTATCCTGACTTCTGATTAACATTTTGTGTCCTCCTTATAATCCTCGATTGCAGCTATTCTGTTCTCGTACATAGCGATTGCTTTTTTGAGTCTGCTGATTTCAACGTTATATCTTTCTAAAAATTTATCTTTTACAAGCTGATAATTCGGTACTGTCAGCACAATGTACGGCGTTGAACGACTAGAAATTGTTCCGATATCTTCCTTTTTCACATACCCAATGTAGATTCCGTCTGGAAATCGAGTTACTGCTTTGTAGGTTTTTGGCTTCTCAATCACCTCGCACTCCTCAACTCTGATCTTGAAAACATGGTCTCCTAATGTTTGGGTTTCTGGATTGTATTCTCTGTTGCTGTCCAAAATGTAGAAATATAATTTCATTTTGCGTCCTCCTTATTCGATAAAACTCGTTCCGCATCGGCAATGATAACTAATGTGTCCGTTATATTTGCTAACGTTCGCAATTACCTTTCTACCGCATGAAAAACACGTTACCTCTTTCGTCAGCGGCTTTTCGTATTCTTGTACTTCTTTATCTTGAATAAACCTCTGACCGCACCAGTGGCACTGTTCAGTGCTATATGGCATTTCTCCACAAATAGGACATTCTGGAATCATTCCGTAACCATCATTTACGATAGGTAGTTTGATCGGCTCTCTTTTTGAATAGATATTCCAGAGTTCTTTTCTTCGGTTCTCTTCGTCCTGTGCTGTTAATGCTTTGTACTTCTCTTCCTCTTCTTTGTCCCAGTAAATAATACAAGCTTTATCTTCTGGTGAAATATCTTTAGTGTATGGCTGTGTTGTGCAACGATATCCTGTTTCGCCTTTTCTTTTTCTTGGCTCGCATCTTACACAGCCACCACATTTTTTATCCAACAATTCTTCTGGATAAATGCTTGTGCTGGAACGCCTTTCTCTTTCTGGTATTCCATCGCTGAATTTAATTTCGCTCATTATTTACCCTCCTTTTTCAACATCGGAAACAACCATCCGGTCTTTTCGTTTGATGCAATCCAATCAAAATTTAGATCTGATAATTGATACTCTTTATTGCATTTCTCACAGATAAATCCACTCGATTTACTGTATTGCGCTATAATTCCACCGCATCCACATCTACAGTGTCTATAATCCATTTCCATCCTCACTTTCTCCATGTAAGCAACCGACACGCTATTGTGCAGTCCTCCATAATTTTAATACTCAATAAAATCAGATAATTCCATCTGACCAACTAAATTTTCATCATTCATCCACCACCTAAATACATCTTCTCCGGTCTTCCATTGGGTTTCTAACCCCTTTTCTTTTCGAACATCTAGCATTCTCCCAAACGCCCTAATATAAGACTGCTTGTATTTTGGAAAATCTGCAAATTCTTTATATCTCTTACTTCCAGCTATTGGACAGCCAATACAACCAACTCTGTCATATCCACATTTGTACAGCTCGCAAGTTTCTATATGCTCTGAATGAATAAACTCCCATATATCAGAATCTTTCCAGTCAATGATTGGATTGACAACCATTTTGTTTTTTTGCATACAAAGTTCATTCATTCTGCGATTGGCGTCGTTGTCATTCATTAGCATAATTGATGTGAATTTTTCTTTAGTTGCCTTTGTTTTACCGATTTTTTCAAATTCTTCTCTTTCTTTTCTTTGCCTGTTTTCAGCCCATCTCACACCAGTAGCAATATACCTATTTGCGCACCCTGTTTCCTTAAGGACTTGACAGCAGTAGCGAACTTGTCTTGTTGGTGGCATAAGTTTTAATGGAATTAATTTCCACATCGTGATATGTTCGCCTTTATACTTCGGCATTTCTATTTCGCATTTAATTCCTTTTTCTTCCAAACTTTTAAATACTTTTCGTATATGTCGTACAGTTTGCGGTGCATCTGCTGTAGTATGGCTATTGTGTACTTCAAATGGTATACCGCTCCTGCGAAAGAGTTCTAACATTACGTCTGAATCTTTCCCACCGGAATATGTACACACAAGAGGCTTATTATAATGTTTTAAAGATAATTCAGATGCAAATTGTATTCTTTTAATTGCTTTTTGTTCTGAATCCATAATATTTACACTCCAAATCTTCTGACCAATTCTTTATTCAAATCTGGAATCCGTACATCTGTTTCAGATTCCAACTCTTCAACCATGCTCATAAAACTTCTTTCTCCACGGTTCGCTTGTCCCACAAACTCATTTGCACAATTGATTACGTCTAAAAGCCTTTTGGTTGAAAATCCATGCAGTTTTCTTAATGCCAACATCATAGTTACGGAATTGATCGTATTCGCCCAGTCATCACCAGTATTGAATCCATCGTTATAAGCTTGATCTTGCATGATTTCCAACTCTTTACGTGAGTTCTGCATGGCTCTGGCGAATGCCTGTGACATTTGGTTATCGCATTCCAACACCCTATTTTTCTTTGGTGCTTTCATCTTTAATTTGCTTCCAATATTTTTTCCTTTCGTATCTGTATTCCGTCAAACGGTACGCTCTCGATATTCCCGGATGTTCTGTGGCAATCAGAGAATCCATCTCCAATTGCCGCATATGTCTCTGGACGGTACACTTTGTGAGGTCTGTTCCATCCATGATTTCTTCGTAAGAAGGCATATATCCGTGTTTCTCAAAATACTTGACAAGAAATCCGTAAATATCATTTCTAGCAGATTGCCCCTCATTATATTTCCTCTGACGGTAATTCATAGGCAAAACGGATTTTCTTCCGCAGTATTACTTTTTTCTGCACGCATTTTATTTAATCTTTCCGCAGCTTTCTTTTTCGCTTCATCGGAATATTTCCTTGGTGGATTGATTTTAATGTAGGAATATGGCAAGTGAGCGAAAATAGATCCATCATTGTTTCTGGCAAGAATTTTCACATCGTCTGGAAATTCCTTTTCTAATTCCTCACATCTGTTCTTCCAGGAACTTCCGTTCTTAGCAGTAACCCCTACATAATCTCTTCCGGGAATCCACTCAATTACACATTCGTTTGTGTTTTCTGACATTCAATCACGCTCCTTATATAAAATCTCCTATGCTCATTTGACTATCTTTTTCAAAAACAAGCATTTCGTTTTTTGCTCTGTTATAAAAATTTCTGTCAATTTCAAATCCGTATGCACTTCTGCCAAGTTCCATATCGGCTCTCAATGTGCTGCCACTTCCACAGCAAGGGTCAATCACTACATCCCCAGGGTCAGTAAATATTTCAATCAGTCGTTTTAGAACTGATACTGGTTTCTGCGCTGGATGAATTTTCGGAATATCTTTTCCGTCCTTCTCCCATTGGAACCAATTAAATACCATTTTCCCAGTTCCGCGAATGGTCTTTCCGTTTTTGTCCGTCTGTGCTCCATTTCTGAATTTTGGAAGTTTATCTCTGTAGAATACAAGTGCATATTCTGTAGCACCTACCACACGCATATTTGCTTTAAGCACCTGTGGACTGTAGTTTTTTATAAATACAAGCGGTATATAGTGAACAAAGCCATGTTTCGCAGCTGCATTGATCAGAGTTTGAATTTGTTCAAATGAACAAAACACTATCATACATGGTGCGTCTGAACTTCTTCCTCTTACCCCTGCCTTTTTTGGTTCTTTCTTCAACATTTTCGAACAAAAATGGAAGTATTCATACAGATTGAAATTGAAATCTGAATTAAAAGCTGCTTTGCCGGCAAGTTTGCTTTCTCCGTTCTTATTGTCTCCACCAATATACCAATCACATCTACTTCCGTAGAAATTACATCCTACATTGTATGGAACATCAGCAATTACGAGTTGCGCTCTTGGAATTGCGTATTTTTTATAGTTCTGCATAGAATCACGATATATTTCACACTTTAATTTCATTTTCAAAAGAAGCCCGGTGCACCCTTACGTCAGCTGAAGGCAAGCTCCTTTCAATTTTTTATTTTTTATCTTTTGAATTTAGCCAGTAGAACTACTGGTGTGTTAGAATCAGTGATAATTTTCTTCATTGAGTAAGTCGTTGAATTTTTCCAACGCCTTAATAGATACTTTGTTATTTGCTTTTTCTGGTCTGATTGATACATTTAAGTGAGTATCAATGATGTGTTTTAACTCTCTTGCAAGGGTTATTTTGCCCTGCTGGATTCCATCTCGATAACCTTTTGCCGGACGAAATTCATTGATTTTTTCTTTACCTTCTCCTTGGCTACCAGAAGTTTTATTGTATCGGCATTGGTACCCTTTTTTTGTGTATTCCAATATCCAATACTGTTCCATTTTATCAAGCTGTTCTACTGGATAATGGATAAAATTTATTTTCCACCCATACGGATTTTCTTTACTGTAAAATCCTCTCTTCTTTATTGATAAATCAATGTGCTGGTACCCAGTAAGATGAGAACACATCCGTTGAATTATATGTACTGCTTGCCCTATATAAAAGTATGGGATTTCGTTTTCATCAGTTCTGGTTAAAAAATATATTCCGCTCCCATCATCAAGTTTCGGATTGATTTTCAGAAGCCTTTTTCGGTTCGTTGCTTCAATAGCTTTTGCCTGTCTAAGTTTTTTATAATCCAACCGGAATCACCCTTTTTCAATCTGGTCAATTAGTTTCTTGCATTCATCTTTAACATAGGCAAGTGAACGAATTTTGCAATCTGGCTCTTTATTTAATTCTCGCCAGCAATCTCCCATTATTTTAAGCATTTTTTTGAAGCCTGGTTCTTCCCCGAAATACTGTTCTGCTGTCTCAATATCATAACCATCGAAACAATGAGCGCAGTCAAATCCAATCCACCATATATCATCATCGTCACAATCGTGTAAAAATGGTTCTGAATAAGTAACTCCACCATGGCAGTCAAGATAACCTAAATCATCAACACTTTTCTTTGCCAGCTTATGGCTGTTAGGTATTCCAACGTATCCGCATCTGTATGCTCTAGGCATGAACAGGACTACACATTGGTAACCTTTATACTCGAATTTAGTTTCTAAAACTGGTTCCATTTATTTGTCACTCCTCCTTAACTAAACGGAAATTCATCTTCCATACCGCCTAAATCTGGCACATCCATGAAACTAGGTTCTGGCGGTGGTACTGGTCGTGTATCTGCTTCCTGTGTCTGTGGTGACTGGCTCTTTCTTTCTGCAAATTCATGTTCTGCAACAAGACAATCATTTGAGTAAACTTTTTCACCATTTTTATTCGTATAGTTTCCAGTCTGCCATTCTCCACGCACATTTACTTTTGTGCCTTTTTTAAGATATTTCTCTGCGAATTCTGCATTTTTTCCAAGGCATACGCAAGTAATAAAGTCAGATTTTCTTTCCGTGTTCTTTTTTACTCTTCTTTCAACAGCCAAAATGTATCTTGCAATTTTGGTGTCATTCGTTCCCATTCTGATATCTGGGTCAGCAGTTAATCTCCCAGAAAGAATAACAATATTCACAATTTATCACCTCTCAATCTGAATGTCGCATCTGATAAGTGCGTGTTTGATTTTCTTTGTATTCCCTGTTATAACTTCTTCTTTCCCGATAACAAAGGAAATATCATCTTCTGTTACGCTGAATCCTTTTGTTTTGATATGCTCCATGATGATTTCTTTAATTTCATCTGTGCCGATTCCGATTGTTATTTCCAATGGTGTTACCTCCCTGGTTTGTAGACTGGTGGCATTGGCTGCCATGCAATGACTGGGTAATACGCAAACCCATACGCTTCTACGCTTCCCCATTCGCCGTCTCCTAAATAAGTAAGACTTGTTGGAAGAACAGCTCCATCAATTGTAACTGCATATTCTTTCCAATCTCCAGGGTTTTCTTCCTTGTTTGGTTCTGGCGGTAACTTCACTTCTGTTGGAATCCACATATCCGCAGAGCTGTAGGAACAAATCAGTTCTTCAAATTTTTTGATTGCATCATTCCATCCTTTATCGTACTTGCATTCCTGTTCGGAAGGTTCTGACTTTTTCAGTTTGTCAAGTGTTTTTAAGAAGATTTTCATGTGTTATTTTTCCTCCATAGCTATCACATCACATCCAATAAATACCAATTCCTCATGTTCACTCATTCCATAGCCGACAGATTTTCTTCCTACTTTAAAAAATACATTATTTGTATTAACCGTAACTCCTTCAGCTTTTTCCATATAATCAGAAACAATAGCTTTCAAAATATCTTCATTTAAGAAAGTCTTTCTTTCGACTATTGGATGTTCTTTTGGCATATATTCAAGCCATGTCTCTACACATTTGTATTCTTTTCCTTCTGTGTCTGTCCATTCGCCATTTCCAGTATATGCAAGCATGATGATTTTTTCAGAGTTTTCCAGCTTTACATAATACAAACTTGCGGTATCATCAACTGGAGTTTCTGGAAGCACATCTTTTACTGAACGCCATGCACTAGGTGAAGGAATTGTTTTTCCTGTTTTGCGGTTTACATGCTCCTGTCCTTTAATTACATAGTTTCTAAATTTTTTTGGCATTAAGTTTCTCCTTTCAATCATTCAGTCGAATTGTTTTCCTTATCATCTTCAATCGCTTTTCCAAGGCAAGCCATAACAGATGCAGAATCAAGCAGTATTTCCCTTTCTCTGATGTTTCTTCCATCTTTTTCGTGCCAATCTCCTACAATATAAAGTTCTGCATTTGCGGAAAGAATATTTGTTTTCATATCCCAGTATTTAATATGGATTTCATAAGCTGCATTTGCAGAAATTGGATTTACATAAATTCCTTTTGTTACTTCTTTCCAATCTTTTAAATCAATTGCTACCATCTATTTCTCCTTTCAAAACGGACATAAGTCCAAGTTAATTTCCAGTCCAGGTGTTGCAATCTGGACGAGTGCATCATCCCAAACCACCGCTTCTTTTATTTCATTCAAAATCTGTTCCGGGTCAGCTGCTTCATTACTCAAATGCACCAATGTTACCGTCCGTAATGCCGCTGTATGGTTCGTATTTACTAAGCTTTTGCAAGTATCTAAGGAACAATGCCCTTTAAGCCTGTGCGTGTAATTTTCGGCTGCTTTGTCAACTAATTCTCCACAATAGTTGCATTCAATAACTAAATGGTTCAATCGCATTGCCTTGAAGTTGTACTTGCAGTATTCAAAGTCAGTCATGTACAACAACTTTCCCATTTCTTCATGCTCTACAATATACCCATAATTGAAACAAGGAATAAGTTGCCCTGTGTCCTTATCTCTTGTGGTATGTGGCAAATAAAATGGTATTACAGTGAACGAGCCAACCCGGAACGGTCTTTTCTCTGGAACTCCTTTCATCAATTCGCCAGTGATTATTTGCAGATGTTCCACGGTTTCATCATTGGTGTAAATCTGAATACCTAAATTCATCAGATTTTTAAAAGATTCACGGTGATCACCGTGTTCATGCGTTAGAAGCACACCAGAAACATTACTTGTTCTGTAATCAATTGCTTTTAAAATGTCTTTGTATCTGCATCCGCAGTCCAGAAGAAGCATTTCTCCGCTGTTCGATTTCAGAACATAGCAGTTTCCGTGGGTACTCCCTGTGTTTACTATTCACATGAACATTTTCATCACCTCGCTTTCTGTTTATTTGTAGCTATTTAAAATTGAAGAAGCAGTTTCTCCAATCATATTTTTATCGTCCTGCTGATATGGAGGAGATCCGCGCCATAATTCTTTCATATCTTTTAAATCTGTAGCCACCATTGCGTCCCTTATTAATTGAAGCTCTTTAAGCGATAATTCCACAGTTACAATAGAATCCCAATTAATTCTCTTTCTTCCTATCTCTTTCATACTTCATCATCCTTTGGAAATTGAAATGTGGTAATATTTTTTAAATTAATACTTATGTTGTATGCTTCGTGTAACTGGTTCATAACCTGTTCTACTTTTTGCCTTGAAGAGTATGTTGCTAAAGTCCACGCTCCAAGCCCTACTACTTTTGCAATAATTCTATTATCGTCTGTCTTTACTACGGTGCATTCATCATATGGGATATCAAGCAATCCACTCTGACTTGCTAATCTCATTCCTACTCACCTCCGAAAAAAGTTTTCTCTTATATTGTTACTTATGTCAGTTTTCCTCATTTACGACAATACCGCCATGGATAATAACTCTTTTTCCGTCCAAATCGTCAAAGTAAACTTCATTCTCGGATTCAGAAACATCAAACTTTCCAGACCAGGACTTTATTTTACCGCCATTGTAATCGTAAACAGTTACGGTACGGTTCAGACCACCGTCAATATCACTGGATAGCGATTTTAATGATCTGCTACAGGAAGAACAACCACTAAACATTGTGATTGCTGTAATCCCTGTGATTAATACTGCTGTCTTAATACATTTATGCTTCATTTTGGCTCTCCTTTTACATTGTAAGTTGGATTATAATGAGTACCACATATGTAATAACATTTAAAAGAATAATTAAATTGGTTCGATTGTATTCATTTTTTCGAATAAAAGTTACTATCCATATCAAAAGTGCTATTGAAAGCAAAATAATAAGCACAATTGTGGAAGTTTCCATTCTACATTTCCTCCTGGCTCATAAATGACGGAATTTCTGTTTCCACTGGCTCTGCTGCCGGGACTGGTTCTTCGGAATATCCATCTGATTCAACGACAAATTCCTCATGATTTGCGTTTTCATCAATTTCATTCTGAACTGCTTTTTCTGGATCAGTTTCAATTTCTACGCCGGCATAAAAAGCATTCTGCTGTGTTGGATTCTCAAAATCCAGTTCAATGTGCTTGCACAGTCTATGTAACACAGTCTTTTTGTACATTTCCCCTGTGAAGTTTTTCCAAGCTGGACTATTTGAAGCCTTACTGGACTTTCTTGTGTTTTCAAGGTCTGCCAAAGTCATAGTATCGTAAGCCATGCCACCATCTTTATAAAGAACAACTGCGAATGCTCCAATGATTTTTCCATCATTAAATGCTTTTGGATTGAAGCTAAATGTCTGTTCTCCATTTTCGATGGATTCCTCAAAATCATCACCCTCACGAACCAACTTTGCATAAATATCCTTTATTGGGCGAATAGAGTATTTCTTTGCCAGCTTCTTCGCCCCTCTGTAGTCCGTTTGGTAATTAAGTTGATTTCCATATGGAACCAAGTAACACTCTTTTGAATAAAAATCCAAGCCCAAATAAGCGCCCTTCATCAGTCCAGACATCAACTGTGCTTTGCTATATTTCTGCAACTGTGGATTATCATTTACCAGAGCAAGTGCATTCTGTACGAATCTTGCCTTGTTAAAATCTTTCGGGAGTGCTTCTGCTACTGAATTTAACTTTTCAGTAAGAGCTACGCTAAATGTCTGCGGTTCCTGGTTTGCTACCTGTGTTGTTTCTGCCATATCAATTCTCCTTTTCTATTAATCACAATAAGTTCTATTACAAAACGGACATCCTGTAATTAATTCCTTTGATGCTCTCTCAACAGAAATTCCATTCCGCTCTTTTCCGCTTCTTGTTCGTCCTTTTTCAGAATAGATATTCTGTTTACAACTGAAACATTTTCCGTTATGTGGTGCAAAATGCGGATAACCTTTTTCGGCACAATATTTTTCTTGTGCTTTTGTTGCTTTTGAAATGTCGTAAGTTTCTGCCATTTTAATTCTCCTTTTCTTTCTTTATTGGGATATTTTGAAATATTGCTCAATTATTTAAAGTTCTGCGTTATTAAATCTCGAACAATTTCAGAAACCTTTCTGTCTGTCCTGGTTGCTTCCTGTTCAAGCTTATACATAGTCTGTTCATTTACCCTCACAGCAATAGTGTGGGGCTTTGGATCTGTTGTTGGTCTTCCTGATGACATATAATCTCCTTTTTGTTTTCTAGTTGATAAATTGTGCTTAGAACCATTTTTTTAGTTTCTTCACACATAGGTTTTGACATTTTCTTACCAAGCCATCCAGGGGCATACCCCATTGCTTTAGACAGTTGGTATGATCTTAAATTTTTTTCTTTCATAAGTAATCTAATATCTTTGTTCGGTACTTCACGTTCCAATGATTGAGCATCCGCTTTTGAATTCCATGTTATTCTTTTTATTTTAAGAGGATCTCCTGTTGACCGAAAACGGTTATAGTGCAAATCACAATACCCTAGTTCTTTTACATACTTTCCGCACCCTTCAACTTTACATATACTTCTTTTTCTTGGGTTTGCAAGCATATATTTTCTTAGAGATTCACCATGATTTAATGTGCTTGCACACTCTCTACTACATGTAACACTTTTTCTCCGCTGAAATACTTCATATGTTTTTCCACATACAGGGCAAACTCTATATCTTTCTTCATAGGACATTGGAATATAAATTCGCTTATTTGGATTCTCTTCTTTTATGTCTTTGCCTTGAGCAAAATATAATTCGCACCATTTTAAAGCAGCTAACTTTTGCTCTCTATTTGTAAAATGCCATTTATTAACAGTCAAAAGATTAAGCACTTTCCTATCTGTTAAATACAGATTTGATATATCGCAATTTAAACTGTTATTATCAAGGAAAACAATAATTTTCCCTTTTGGTATTTTCCCGTGATGTTTTTCCCAAACAAGATGTTGTTTCATTTTATAATGCTGATGTTCTGATACATTCTTGTCATTATTTATTCTCACCATAATATAGTTTCCGCTTATATGCTCTGAACCAATTTCTGGCGGTGGCAAATTTCTTTTAATTCTATTGTCTGTGCAGTACATTTCTATCTGTTTTCTGGTTTTTCTTTCTCCGAATTTTTCATTAAATTTTCTAGTGGTTTCCTCATACGAAAAAAGTGGAAGTGTTTTTTGTAAAAATTCTTTTTGTTCTTTTGAAAATACACTGCCGCGCCCATCACAATCAATATATCCATGACGTTTTAATACAGAATGAAGATTTTTCCATTTTTTCGATTCCCCGAATGTAAAATTAAAAATATCTGTCATTTCTCTATAAGAACCATGCTTTTTGCAGTTTTTTTCTAACCACTTCAATTGTTCTTCTGTGTATCCACGCATACTTATTCTTCACCAACCATTTTTGAAATAATACTTTCTTTTCCAAGTTTTCCGTCAGAAATCAACTTATCCGTTCTAAGAACAACATCTGCATTGTTAATCATCTGTTTTGCAAGTCTAGCAATCATATCCGATTTTTCGTTTTCTTTTTTTGCTTCCTCGCTTGTAACATCCATACTGTTTGTTAATTCAATTCTTTCTCCTAAAATTTTTTGTAATTCCATTAATGTCATAATGTTTCCCCCTAACTGATTGTTTTAAATTTCTTTTATCATCAAATCTCCATCCGTCACTCTTAGAATAATCATCTGTCTTTCTAATACAGGAATTCTGCTTTTGTCAATGCTCTCAGAATCATCAATCCAAATCGGCAGATTCAGCCCATTCATTTCCTGTAATCCATTCAGCAAATCGACCTCACACAGAATCTTATCTGAATGATTCAATCCACTATTGTAGTCAATTCCATTACAGATCATCTTGCAAGTTTCCACTGGATTTCCCTCAATCGTGTAATCAAGGAAACTGAACTGGAAGTGCTTAAAGTATGGATTGATTTTCTCTGCCAGAGCCTTGTTTTTCTGAATTGAGAAGTTAAGAACGGTATCAATGTTCTTTTCGATATCAGCTTGAACCTGTCCAAGGTCTTTTAATTCCTCATTCAGTTCGGCTACTCGCTTTTCTTTTTCTGTGACTGCTGCCTGTGCAATCTTAATGTCTGCATCCACATTGGAAATCTGTTTCATAACATTGCTGATCTGCATTCTTAATTCCTGTTTCTTTCCAGGAACATCATCAAATGATTTCAGTTTCTCTTCAAGTTCTGCAATTCTCGCTGTAACCGCAAGATATTCTTCATCATTTGTCATATCTACAGATTCTGGAAGCTCCGTAAATTTGGACTGTTCTTCCTCAATCTGCTTAGTGAGTTCAGCAACTTCATCCTGTGCCGCACTGATTTCTGACTGTAATTTGTTTATTTCCTCGTTAGTTTTCTTTAGTTTTGCAGCGGAAGTATTTCCAAGGTCGCAGACATATTTAAGCTTGTTCTGTTTCTCTGATTCAAAGAACTCTTTTCCTTTCAACTGTGCTTCAATTCTGGCTTTCTTCTTTTCTTCAAAGGAAGCTCTCAATTCGGAAATTTGTTCTTCTGGCAGTTCCTGTCCACAGGTCGGGCAAATGGTATCAGAATCATTGAACGTTTCAGCTTCAATGGCTTTCAGTCCAGAATCATCCCACTCCATTTCCTTGATTCTTGGATAGTCCTGTCTAGCTCTATCCAAGTCAGCTTTTGCTTGTTGTCCAGCTCTTATGTGGTTATCCAGTTCCATTTCCAACATTCGGATAGCTGATTCTTTTTCAATTTTATTTTTTGCAAGGTCGTAATACACATTCATAATGGCTGCTTTTTTGTCTTTCAGCTCTTTGTCTGCCTTGCTAACCAGACCATCCCTGGAAGATTTCAAACCACGGATTTCATATGAAAGGCTGTCGTAACCTTTTGATGAATCTTCAAGAATCCGTTCCTGTTCTTTCAGTTTGGAAAGTTCCGCATTAAGCTCCTGTTTTTTGGATTCTAAGGAGGAAGTATCTTCTGCTTCAACGCTTCGATTGGTTTCATATGCAATCTCCGTGTTTTTGGCATCCACCTTTTTCTTTTGTGCATTCAGTTCTTTTCGGAGCTTCTTCAATGTATCTTCTACGGAATGCCCTTTTGTGATTTCTTCCACATGAGCGTACTGTGGATTCTCTTCCATAAACTGAGCAATATCGAAACCAGACATCTTTTCCAGTACCTTTCTGGATTCTGCGGTTGACTTCTGTAATGTGTTCAGAAATGGTTTTGGATTACTGCACATCAGAAGCGTTGAAGGCTCTGCTATTGACTGGATGAACTCGGTATAATCCTTTGATTTAGCCGGGAATCCGTCAATTTCATAAGAAGTTTCATTTCCATCGAACACCTCTTCTGACTGTCCTCTCGGTTTTCTCCACTTCTGCTTTGTGATTTTTCGGATCACTTTTTCTTTCCCATCAATCGCAAGTGTAAGTTCTCTTACAACATCAACCTTTGGCACTTCCATGCCATCTTCTTTTCTTCGAATAGAAGTCGGTTCTGTACCATTTGCCATCTTACCTGTCAAAACATCCAAATATGCGTCCTGTAGTGTAGATTTTCCTTCTCTGTTTCTGCCAGAAATCTCTGTTCTCGGAAACAAATCTACAGACTTACTCGGAAACTTCTTGTAATTCTCCAACGAAATCTTTTTTACTTCCACCTTCATGCTCGATTATCCTCCCTATTGATACCTCGTATGCAGTTCTAAGCTCTATTTCATCACCAGATAATTTTTTCTGATAAATTCGGCTCTGGATTCTTCCGATTATGCTTATGTAATCACCGACCTTGAAATCAGCAGCTTCTCTGGCTTCTTTCCACCATGCTATACATGGGATATAATCTGTTCTTCGCAAGTCATATTCATTGCAAGCAATCATCAAATCACAGATTTCTTTTCCTCTCGGTGTTCTTCGGTATACAGGTGGCTTGCAAAGATAACCTTCCAGAATGATTTTGTTTTCACCTTCTGCGCTCCCATCACCTTCTCCACACCAGATTGTTTCCGCTTTGATTTCAAGAATCAAATGTGACTTTCCACTTTCATGTTTGTTTGAAGAACTGTATCTTCCTTCAACATAGACGTGTTTTCCAATCTTTAAGCCTTCCGTCTGCTTTTCTTCAACAATTACCGGAAGTAAATCTACGTTCCCGCTGGTACGCTTTGCACCAATATAAAATCTTGCGAATTTTTCTCCGTCCTTGAAAAACGTTCCTGGCTGAATGTCCATTATTGCGCCAAATATCTGAACTTCATTCTTATTATTCTTCATCCTCCAATTTCTCCATTTCTTTTACGGAAATCTCATATACACTTTCCGTTTCTTCTCCATTAACATAAACATCACGGCTCATTAACCTGCCAGTTACTTTAATGTAATCATTCCTTTTAACGTCTACCGCCAGATCAGCACCTTTTCCCCATAAAGTACAGCGAGTAAAGTCGGATCTTTCTGAAAAATCTCTTGGAATTGCTACGAAAAGATTTGAAACTTTCCTGTGCGTTACTGGCGTAAGTTTTGCATATGGCTCTTTCGTGCAACTTCTGGCAATAAACTCTACTTCGTTTATATCACCATCCGGAACCTGTTCTTCCAGGATTTCCACTTTATCAGCTGCGATATAATTAACATTGTGGTGCTTATTTGGATTTTTAGAAGTGTCCATGCTTCTGATTGCTCCTGTTACCACAACTTCTTTTCCGTTATAATCATTATCACGTACAATGGAATCTTCTATAACGATTGGGAACATATCTACTGCACCACTTTTACGAATGACTGTCAGCATGAATTTGTAATAGTATCTTCCGTAATGTTCGTGGCTGAACACTATTTCCCCGGCTCTGCCGGATAATCTTACTTTATTTAATCTTTGCATTTACTTTTCCTCCGTTCCTAATATAATAGGAAGAAACACCATTAAGAATAAGACTGTTGATACAAAGAACACCCCGATAGCATCAAATGATGTAAGCATCCATGTGATTGAGAAGATTACTGTAAACATCCCTATTCCTACAAATATTTCTCCTATTGTCTTTACCACCTCTTTCATTTTGTCCTCACTTTCTTCTGAATGTGGTTACTGCAAGTGCAGCTGCCAGAATAGCGATAATTATATTTCTTTCCATCAGCTTTTCTTCCAGATCAGCAATGATTTCACTGGAAAGTGGCTGATTTTCGCCATTTTTTTGCATAAAAAATCCTCCTGTTATATTTTTGTTTGTCAAATACAGGAGGTTGTGATATAATAATCCTGTATTTAACTAACTCATTCTTAGTTAGATACCGTCCTGGTTGGTGTGTCCGCACCTTCCAGGGCAACTTAATCTGCTTCTACAAATTTTCCATCTTTCAGCGTATAGAAAGTATCTTCCTTGATATTTTCCCCATCTACCTGTATCATTTTAGCACCAGCAAACTCCCAGTTTTCTACTTTATAAGGGTTTTTATACTCTCCATCAGGCCGCTTTTCTCCAATGTATCTCCAGTCAGAAAGAATTAAGTGAGCACCTAAACAGCCTTTTGCTTTTGCCTCATGTCCCCACGCAACCGCAACACCAGTAGGATTACTAACAGATGAGGCTCCACGATACCCTGTCGCAGATGAGGCTCCACAATTCCCTGTCGCAGATGAGGCTCCATAATCCCCTGTCGCAGATGAGGCTCCATAATCCCCTGTCGCAGATGAGGCTCCACAATTCCCTGTCGCAGATGAGGCTCCACGATCCCCTGTCGCAGATGAGGCTCCATAATACCCTGTCGCAGATGAGGCTCCATAATCCCCTGTCGCAGATGAGGCTCCATAATCCCCTGTCGCAGATGAGGCTCCACGATCCCCTGTCGCAGATGAGGCTCCACA